GAAGACCTTGAAGTCCTTGATGTCCCTGAATACCTTGATTTGATAATCCTTGCAATCCCTGGAGGCCTTGTCTTCCTTGAGATCCTCTATCACCTTGAAGTCCTTGGGATCCTTGATTACTTAAACCTTGAAGACCTTGATTTCCTTGTAGTCCTTGGGATCCTTGATTACCTTGAAGTCCTCTTTGTCCTTGAAGTCCCTGCTGTCCCTGAAGTCCTTGGGATCCTTGAAGTCCTTGAGATCCTTGATTACTTAGACCTTGAAGACCTTGAAGTCCTTGGCGTCCAAAATCACCTTGAAGTCCTTGATGTCCCTGAAGACCTTGATGTCCCTGAAGTCCTTGATTTCCTTGAAGTCCTTGATGTCCCTGAAGACCTTGATGTCCCTGAAGTCCCTGAAGACCCTGACGACCTTGAAGACCTTGGGTTCCTTGATGACCCTGAAGTCCTTGGTGTCCCTGAAGACCTTGATTTCCTTGAAGTCCTTGAAGTCCTTGAAGTCCTTGATTTCCCTGAAGACCTTGACGACCTTGAAGTCCTTGATTTCCCTGAAGGCCTTGGTGACCCTGCAGGCCTTGAATACCTTGATCGCCCTGCAGTCCTTGAAGACCTTGAAGACCTTGAGTTCCTTGATTCCCTTGAGTACCTTGTCTTCCTTGAGTACCTTGTCTACCTTGAAGACCTTGTGTTCCTTGAGTTCCTTGGTTTCCTGTTCCTTGAAGACCTTGAAGACCTTGTAATCCCTGAAGTCCCTGTGTTCCTTGAAGACCTTGAGTACCTTGGCGACCCTGAGTGCCTTGTATTCCTTGAAGACCTTGAGTTCCTTGAATACCAAATAATCCTTGAGTTCCTTGAACTCCTTGATTACTTAAACCTTGTAATCCTTGACGACCTTGAGTTCCTTGAGGCCCTTGTGTTCCTTGAAAATTACTTAAAGGTCCTTGAGTTCCTTGAAGACCTTGAGTACTTCCAGCCTCTCTTGTAAGTTTAATAGAGGGATTATACCCTACAGTAACATTATAGCTGGTGCTTCCAAGAGAAACTGTAGGCATTAGATTGACTCACTAGCATTTACAAGCACCATACCATCAACAACTTTAGTTTTCTTTTCTTGAGAAGAAATAATAATTACATCATAATAATATCTACCTGCCTTCAAATCATCGGTAATTGTATTTGCAAGAGATACTACTACTTGTCCTGCAGTAGATACAATTCCAACATTAAAAGATGTAAAACTAGTGGACTCTGGAAACTTACGGATTTTCGCCACTCCAGTATGTCCTGTTAAATCTAAAGGACTTCCATCTGGATTATTTACGGTAAAAACTTCTTGATAGTCAGTACCTTGTTCAATAACAATATTAACTGCTGGAACTGCCATTTCCGCAACATACTACTTTTAGTTATTTATCCGTATCTCAAGTTGCATTATTGATATAGATATTATAGAATAGATTTATTTTATAACTTATGAGTAAGTTTGTAAAAAGAGGATGGTATTATCTCCCCGATATTATTACACCAGAAGAAGCAATTAATATTAAGTATCAAAACCTTTGTGGTGCTGTAAATGATTTGGGTTCTCTTAATGGACACTGGGATCCGGAGAGAGGTAGAGTATTGACTTGCTATGCACCACCCTCTTGTACTTTCGTGATGAAAAGAATTCAACCAGTTCTTGAAAATCTTCTTGGAGAAGAACTTTTACCAACTTATTGGTTTTCTACAACTTATCATAAAGGTGGATGGATGAACTGCCATACTGACCGTCCATCTTGTGAGGTCTCTGTCACGATGAATATTTGCGGTGATGCTCCTTGGCCTATCAAATTAAAAGATAAGACTGGAAAAAATCAAGCAGTAGTCACTCCAGTAGGACACGGAGTTGCATATTTGGGAACAGAAGTAGAGCACTGGAGAAGTCCTTTAAGAACTCACAAGAATGATCGCTTTATGCAACTGTTTCTACACTTTGTAAGAAAAAACGGTCAATATGCAGACTATGCATTTGATCGTAGTGATAAGTGTTATCAGTTATTACACAGATAATGGATCGTTAATCATCGGAACTTTTCTCAAATCTTCAATATATGAAGTGTAAATTGATTGATCTACTGATACACCTGCTGGAGGTGCGGGAAGTTCGGTTGGAAAAGTTGCTGCACTAGGAAGATCGCGAAGAGACTGTCTCCAATCTTTAAATTCTGTTGAAAGATTAGTATCAGTTTCTTTTGCTTTAATTACAATCCAATCAGTTTGATTTAAAAGTTGATCTCTGTATTTGCGAACAAGATTAAGACGCTTTGTTGATTGTCTTGCATCATATGCTGCAATTTCTGCATCCCATTCTGCTTGAGTAAGAACAGCAAGACCTTCTTTTTCTTCAATTACTGTTTCGTCTGGACAAGTTGAAAAGAAAAATTCAATTCCATTTTCATCAAAAAGTGTATAAACTTTCTCAAGACCTTCGGCAGTAAAATTAATTACACCGAACATTGGTTGGGCCCATTGTTCTGGCGTTGTTGCAAAAACACTTGGATTATCCCTATCTAACAAATAATGTTTTATAAGTTGGGTCATTTCTTATTTCAAGATACTTTCTTGTTATTTATGGAACCTTAATTCCATACTTCTGTTCTATTTCTCTATCTTGTTCTTCTTTTGTTTTGAATCCTTGAACTCTCATCCAAGTTACAAGAGTGTATCTTTTACCAGAAAGTACAGGTTCAACACAGTGCTTAAAGTATCTTGAGGAAGGAAAACAAACAAGAAGGCCTGGTTCTGGTTTAATGGTGACTCTTAAATCTGGAAATGTAAAATATCCACCATCAAAATCATTATTGAGAAAAAGAACCGTAGAAAGATCACGATCTACACTCTTCTTCCACATTTGAGTTCCATCGGGATTCGTCCAAAGTGCTTCTGCATCATAGTGAGGTTTATAGTGCCCTCCTTTTTCATAGTAAAGAAGTTGAGGCATTTCACTATCACGAATTTTAAAATTATAAAAAGGATTGATAACGTGGTCAATAATGTTTGTCATCAGGTCGTGAATTTGAGGAAGTATCGGTGTTACATCAGCACACTTTACATCTCTGGATGTTTTATCTACCTTATGTTCTTGTTGCTTTGTAAGATTAGTTTTATCGGGGTCAAACACACCCATCTGTTCCATTTCTGCACTATTTGCATAATCAATCAGATATTTACAGTTTTCTTTCGTGACTACTTTTGGTTGAATTAAAATATTGGATAATAAATCATTCATATCAGTAATGATGTAGATGATTTATTTAGTTTGCGTTTGAGACTGCTGCTAAACCACTTCTTGCTTGAGATAACTTAGGTGTTGGAGTTGTTATGGTTTCTGTTGAAAAATCTAGACGGTCTATAGTACAAACAAGAGTAGGACCACCACCACCAAAGTAACCATAAGAACTACTTGAGGTTGCTGCTAAATTTTGTCTTGCTTGAGATAATGTAGGTGTTGGAGTTGTTATGGTTTCTGTTGAGAAATCTAAACGGTCTATGGTGGAAACAACAGTAGGAGTACCACCACCACCAAAGTAACCATAATTGGTACTTTGGACTGCTGCTAAATTTTGTCTTGCTTGAGATAATGTAGGTGTTGGTGTTGCTACGGTTTCTGTAGAGAAATCTAAACGGTCTATAGTACAAACAAGAGTAGGAGTACCACCACCACCAAAGTAACCATAAGAACTACTTGAGGCTGCTGCTAATCCACCTCTTGCTTGAGATAATTTAGGTGTTGGAGTACTTACGGTTTCTGTTGAGAAATCTAAGCGATTTATAATAGAAACACGAGTAGGAGTACTACCACCACCAAAGTAACCATAAGAACTACTTGAGGTTGCTGTTAGGAAATTTCTTGCTTGAGATAACTTAGGTGTTGGTACTGATACTGTTTCTGTAGAGAAATCTAGACGATCTATGGTACAAACAAAAAGGGGAGTACTAGTCAAACCACCACCAAAGTAACCATAAGAACTACTTGAGGTTGCTGCTAATAATTGTCTTCCTTGAGATAACTTAGGTGTTGGAGTTGTTATGGTTTCTATAGAGAAATCCAAGCGGTCTATTGTGGAACTATCTGTAGGAACGGCACCACCACCAAAGTATCCATAAGTAGCAGAACCAACTCTACGAGTTCCTGTTGCTCCTGATGTTGCTGCTAAACTAGATTTTGCTTGAGATAACTTAGGTGTTGGTGTTGTTACGGTTTCTGTAGAGAAATCTAGACGGTCTATGGTGGAAACACGAGTAGCAGGAGGAGTAAAATAACCACCACCAAAGTAACCATAAGAACTACTTGAGACTGCTGCTAAACCACTTCTCGCTGAAGATAACTTGGGTGTTGGGACTGTTACTGTTTCTGTAGAGAAATCTAAGCGATCTATGGTACAAACACGAGTAGCAGGAGGAACAAGACCACCACCGAAATAACCATAAGAACTATTTGAGACTGCTGCTAATTCTTGTCTTGCTTGAGATAACTTAGGTGTTGGTGTTGTTCTTGTTTCTGTGGAAAAATCTAAACGGTCTATGGTGCAAACACCAATACTAGCGTCGGGCCCTCCACCTGCAAAGTAACCATAAGAACTACTTGAGACTGCTGCTAAACCATCTCTTGCTTGAGATAATTGATAGGTTCCTGGTGTTGATCTAGTTTCTGTAGAGAAATCTAGACGGTCTATGGTACAAACACGAGTAGCAGGAGGAATAAGGCCACCACCAAAATAACCATAAGAACTACTTGAGACTGCTGCTAATTCTTCTCTGCCTTGAGATAACTTAGGTGTTGGTACTGATACAGTTTCTGTGGAGAAATCTAAGCGATCTATGGTACAAACACGAGTAGCAGGAGGAACAAGACCACCACCGAAATAACCATAAGAACTATTTGAGACTGCTGCTAATTCTTGTCTTGCTTGAGATAACTTAGGTGCTGGAGTACTTATGGTTTCTGTGGAGAAATCTAAACGGTCTATGGTAGAAACAAAAGTAGGAGTAGCACCACCAGCAAAGTAACCAGTAGTAGCACTCTCGGGCCAGTTGGTGAACTTAGGTGAACTTCTAAAGGTTTTAGGTTTATTAATTTGTGTTGCACCGGAACCTATTCTTGCTACAGATAAATCGGGCCCTGGAGTTGTTACGGTTTCTGTAGAGAAATCTAAACGGTCTATGATAGAAATAATAGTAGGAGTAGAAGTTTCACCACCAGCAAAGTAACCATAAGAGTTACTTGAAGTACCTGCTGCAGAAGATTTTGATGCAGATAACTTAGGTGTTGGTGTTGTTCTAGTTTCTGTAGTAAAATCTAGGCGATCTATGGTAGAAACAACAGCAGGAGTAGGAATAATACCACCACCAAAGTAACCATAACTATCATTTTCTACAGATTCTAAAGTTGATTTTGCTTGAGATAACTGATAAGTTCCTGGTGTTGCTCTGGTTTCTGTAGATAAATCTAGACGGTCTATAGTGCAAACAAAAGTAGTTGGGGCACTAGCACCACCAGCAAAGTAACCATAAGAACTATTTGATACTGACGTTAAATTTCTTCTTGATGATGATAACTTGGCTGCTATGACTGGAGATTGTATGGTTTCTGTAGAAAAATCTAAACGATCAATTGTGGAATAAAAGGTGCTAACAGGAAGGACAGCATAACCACCACCAAAATATCCATATAAATTAGTTGCGACTGCTGATGTTCCTCTTTTTGCTGCAGAAAGATTAGAAACTGCAGCCGTTTCAGTTTCCGTAGAAAATTCTAAGCGATCAATAGTAGAAATATCTCCACCAGCAGTGATTCCCCCAGCAAAATAAGCATAAAAATTATTTGTTGCAACACCAAAGTTAGTTTTTAAAATTGGGGAAGTTGAGGCTGTTACGACTTCTGTAGTAAAATCTAAACGGTCAATTACACAAGTAGTACCAGGTTCTGCACCTGCGACATAATATCCATAGAGAGCCGAAGGAGTGTTTACGTCAAAACTTTCATTAATATTTGCAATTTGTTCTGTTCTAACTTCTCTAAGTGAAAATATTCCAGACATTAGATTCCAAATACAGAGTACTTCGGAGTTAGTTGTCGCCAGAACTCCATTTCTTTATATTTATCCATAATATACTTACTAAGATACTTTGAATTATCTCTGTGTATTTTTTCAACTTTATTTCTGACAGTATGCATATTCTCAAGGCCATAAACCACATCATTCTCATCAAACTTTGGTTTTACATTTGAAAAATCATAAGAATACTCAGGTATTCTTAGAAATGAATGAATACGATTAAGTTCTCTTTGAGGATTGGAAATTAAATCCTCATATTCTACAAATAACAAATATCTCTGATGACTCTTACGAAATGCTTCTGTAAGTGCGTGATAAGATTGACATATAATACCACTTGGAGACATTAGAAAATCACATCGATTATCATTTGTAAGTTCTAAGTTTCTTTCTACGAGAGCTTTATCAACAAAAGATGTTGTTTTACTGCGTTCAATTAAAGAAAGAAAAGAAACCATAATGTCCTGAATGTTTCTTACAGGACAAATGATCTTTGGTTCTGGAGTGATGTAATCTTTGATGTGTTGTATTTGATTCACCCAACCTCTTGACTTATCAATAATAATCGGTTCTGGTGTATCAAAGTAATAGTTATGAGGTATGGATGATAAAACTCTATGTGCTGCTTCTGGTTTTGGATGTGCTTTATATTGCTCTGAGTTATATAACAAATACTCCTCAGTATAATGTATTGTATCTAAAAGAGGAGAGTTTGTAGATGCGTGTATCTGAGGATTTTGATTCAGAAGTGCAGTCAGAAGTGTCGAACCAGATCTTGGAAGACCTGAAAGAAAGTGAAAGGTTTTCATAATATAGGTTTTTGGGATATTTAGTTTGAGTTTGAGACTGCTACTGGTCCCCATCTTTCTGCAACAAGTTTTTGTGCCGGTACTGATGTGGTTTCTGTAGAGAAATCTATACGATCTATAGTAGAAACAGTAACAGGACCAGAAATAAGACCACCACCAAAGTAACCATAAGAACTACTTGAGGTTGCTGCTAAATCACTTCTTGATGAAGATAACTTAGGTGTTGGTGTTGTTACGGTTTCTGTAGAGAAATCTAGACGGTCTATGGTAGACACAGTAGCACCACCAGCAAAGTAACCATAAGAACTACTTGAGGTTGCTTGTAAAGCAGATTTTGCTTGTGATAACTGATAGGTTCCTGGCGATGTTATAGTTTCAGTAGTGAAGTCTAAGCGATCTATGGTGCAAACAGAAGGAGGAAGATTACCGCCACCAAAGTAACCATAAGAACTACTTGAGGTTGCCGTTAAATTTTCTCTTGCCTGAGATAATTTAGGTGTTGGTGTACTTACAGTTTCTGTAGAGAAATCTAGACGATCTACAGTGCTAATAATACCAGGAGCAGGAGCACCAGGAGCATAACCACTACCAAAGTAACCATAAGAACTACTTGAGGTTGCTGATAATTTCCATTTTTCTAGAGATAACTTAGGTGTTGGTGTACTTACAGTTTCTGTAGAGAAATCTAGACGATCTATGGTAGAATAAAATCCAGAAGAGAATCCCCCACCACCAAAGTAACCATAAGAACTACTTGAAGTTGCTGATAATTTCCATTTTACTGCAGACAACTTAGGTGATGGTGTTGTAATAGTTTCTGTAGAGAAATCTAGACGGTTTATTGTACTAGTTCCAGCAGCTGCAAATCCACCTACAAAATATCCAGCAGTTGCAGAACCAACTCTACGAGTTCCTGTTGCTCCTGATGTTGCTGCTAAGTTATCTCTTATTTGAGATAACTTAGGTGCTGGAGTACTTACGGTCTCTGTGGAGAAATCTAAACGGTCTATAGTGCAAACACGAACAGTAGGAGTATAACCACCACCAAAGTAACCATAAGAACTACTTGAAGCTGCTGCTAAACTAGATCTTGCTTGAGATAACTTAGGTGTTGGAGTACTTCTGGTTTCTGTAGAAAAATCTAGGCGATCTATGATGCAATAATTACCACGAGGAGGTGTCTGGCCACCACCAAAGTAACCATAAGAACTACTTGAGACTGCTGCTAAACTCTCTCTTGCTGTAGATAACTTAGGTGTTGGTACTGATACGGTTTCTGTGGAGAAGTCTAGACGGTCTATAGTACAAAAAACATCAGTAGAAGCAAAACCACCACCAAAGTAACCATAAGAACTACTTGAGACTGCTGCTAAACCACTTCTTGCTTGAGATAACTTAGGTGTTGGAGTACTTATGGTTTCTGTTGAAAAATCTAAACGATCTATGGTACAAACACGAGTAGGAACAGTAACAGAACCACCACCAAAGTAACCATAAGAACTACTTGAGGTTGCTGATAATTCACCTCTTGCTACAGGTAAGTTAGGTGTTGGTGCTATTACTGTTTCTGTTGAGAAATCTAGACGATCTATAGTGGAATAAAAAGTAGAAGGAGGATTAAGACCACCAACAAAATAACCATAAGAACTACTTGAGACTGCTGCCAAACTTTGTCTTGATTGAGATAACTTAGGTGCTGGAGTACTTATGGTTTCTGTGGAGAAATCTAAACGGTCTATGGTAGAAACAAAAGTAGGAGCAGCACCGCCACCACCAAAGTAACCAGCAGTAGAACTCTCAGGCCAATTGGTAAACTTAGGAGAAAGTTGAAAAATTGGATTGCGATTGATTTGAGTTGCTGCTAATCCACCTCTTGCTTGAGATAATTTAGGTGTTGGAGTACTTACGGTTTCTGTGGAAAAATCTAGACGATCTATGGTGGTAATATAAGTACTAGCAGCAGAAGAACCACCACCAAAGTAACCATAAGAGCTACTTGAGACTGCTGCTAAATTATCTCTTGCTTGAGATAACTTAGGTGTTGGAGTACTTACGGTTTCTGTAGAAAAATCTAGGCGATCTATGGTAGTAACAAAAGCAGGAGTAGAAGTTTCACCACCAGCAAAGTAACCATAAGAACTACTTGAGGTTGCTGATATATCTTCTCTTGCTTGAGATAACTGATAAGTTCCTGGAGTTGTTCTGGTCTCTGTGGAGAAATCTAAACGGTCTATGGTACAAACAATAGCGGGAGTAGGAATAAGTCCCCCACCAAAATAACCATAAGAACTATTCGAAACTGCTGCTAATCCAACTTTTGCTTGAGATAACTGATAGGTTCCTGGTGTTGATCTAGTTTCTGTAGAGAAATCTAAACGGTCAATGGTACAAACACGGGCAGGAGTAGGAGTAAGACCACCCGCAAAATAACCATAAGAACTACTTGAGACTGCTGCCAAACTTTGTTTTGCTTCAGATAACTGATATGTTCCTGGAGTTGCTACGGTTTCTGATGAGAAATCTAAACGGTCTATGGTGCAAAATCTAATCGTGATTGGAGAAAAAAGTCCACCAGCAAAGTAACCATAATTGGTACTTTGGACTGCTGCTAAATTACTTCTTGCTAGAGATAACTGATAGGTTGCTGGAGTTGTTCTGGTTTCTGTAGTGAAATCTAAACGGTCAATAGTCGTATAAAATGCAAGTGGTACTGGACCAATACCACCACCACCAAAGTAACCATAAAGACGACCAGAAATATTCAGGTTTAGACCCGATGTTGTATTACTAACTTGTAGATCATAAACACGATCTAAACCGAATACGTCTCCTTGCATTTGTTTTTATGCCTGTTCTGGTTGCTTGAGTTGTTCGTTGAATAATGAAACTCCTTCAGTTCCTGTAGCAGGATCTAAAAACTTTGGTTCTTCTTGTTGTCTTCCTTCAAGAACATTATACATTCCACTAATCTCTTCAATACCTTTTGATACGTGATCTTGAAGTGAAGTGAGGAAAGACATTGGATTATTTGGATCCCCAAAAGTTCCCTTCGTTCTATTCACATCATCAGGAAGAACTGTTGGAGCACTTGCACGTCTCATAGAACGAATATTACCAGCATTTACTCCAGTTTTTGCTTGTAACAAGTCATCAAGAGACTGGTTAGCAAGACGGCGTTCCCAATAAACAGGTTGATCTTCATCATACTGTTCTTTAGTAATCAGTTTTCCACCATTCAATTCAATCAATCTTTCAATCAATTTATCAAAAAACTCAAGCTCATCAACTTGAGATTGGAAACCTTGATTTAGTCCACGAATCAAACGATGAAAATTAAATTCATCAATATCATACCAGCAGAGTTCTTTTCCACCTCTTCCATTTTCCCACCAGACTGGTTGAGTTTTATCTTTTCCATCCCACTTATAATGAAACTCTCTAGCAATTCTTTTTGCTTCTTGAATACCTTGAAGTAAACCTTCAGCAACACTCTTTCGGTTAATAATTGCTGCTTTAAATGCTGATGGAATTGTAAAGTTATCGTGTACTACAAATTTTTCAATCTGAAAGTTGGAACGACCCTGAGCAAGTTCTGTTTCACTTTCTTCCCACTTTGTACATTCATTATAAACCTTAAACATAAACTCATTTTTATCATCTAAAACATCGTCTGCTTTAGCAAGTGCAATATCCTTATAAATTTCAGACATAATACCCCGTAGAATTAAAAGAACTTCAGTTCATTATAATTTATTTATGTAAAAATTTAATACCTTACAAAATGATAATCTCCATCAGCATCTGATGAATTTTGTGTGAAATGAGAAACTAATTCATATCCAATAAATTTCATATAATCGATTACATCATCTCTCATCGGAGCACCTTTCATATACTCTTGATTCTGAAGTTCAAGAATAATATGAGGACAATAACGAATCGTATTCACAGCACCTTTAATAATATCAAGTTCACAACCTTGCACATCCATCTTAATTAGGTCTGGAGTTGGCCATCCTTTTTCACGAACTAGAGTATCTAAGGTCTTTGTTTTTCGAATAACTTCTCTATAGTGTTCATTCTTAAATGCAGCAACATTATATGGAAAGTCCTGATAGTTAAGTTCATAATAAGAACATCCGCCAGGATTCATAAAATTTTCAAAGAAGGTCACTTCTTTATAATCATTATCACTCAGAACTTCAATTGCATAGTCAACTCCTTTAGTTTTGTAAAGATTTTCAAGAGGTACAAATCCATCAATATGGTAAATTTTTGAATTCTCCCAAATCATTTGAGCAACTTTAGACCAGTGCAAACAGTTTGAACCAATATCATAGATCACTTTTGGTTCTATTGATTGTTCATATTTCATTTGATGTAAGTAATTAATATGCTCATATGGAGGTATTAATTGTTCAGAATAATTTAAATAATAGTCATCAAGATTTGAATTAGAACCTCCAATAATTTTATTGATAAGTTCTTTCCACATTAAGGAAATTTTTTTCCAGTTATAATTTTCAATCGCAAACTTTGAAATTACTTGTGATGCTTGTTCATATTCATCTCTTGCAATATCAAAGAAATGTAGAGCCCTTATCACTTCTTCTGTAAAGTTTTTATGGAATGTATTATCAGGTATCCAACCTCTTGGAGTAGTCTTTCCACTCATCGGAATATACTTGCCCATTCTATTTGATGTTTCTGGAAGTGCTCCCATATCTGTAGTGATAGGAAAGCATCCACAACTCATCGCTTCTGCTAATGAGACACAGAAGGTTTCTTCCCATACATTTGGATGAATATAAAAAGCAGCATCTTGAATATGAGGTAGTAAATCTTCACGGTCAATACAAGGAGAATACTCTACACCTGGAAGTGCTTGAAGTTCCTTGTAGATAGGAATGAATGGTGAAGGCTCTAGTCCCTTATCAGTTGTGATGGTCTCATTCTCACCTTCTCCTGGTTGAATATCTCCATAAAGAGACATCGAAGAAAACACTTTGAGTTTTGCATCTGGATGATGTTTGATGACTTCTTTCCAGATAGGAACTAATGGTGCAATACCCTTATGTGGTGCAGAGAAAAAGATACAGGTCTTTGACTTTGGTTTTCCCGATGGGCGGAACATATCATCCACACCATTTGGAATCACTACAAGTTTTTCTGCAGGAGCACGATTGTACTTGATATATTGTTCTCTCTCCCAATTAGACACACAGACAATCTTATCAATCTTGTCGATGTGTTGTGGAAGATCTCTGTGTCCTGCTTGGTCGCAATTATCGTGTGCCCAAATGACCTTATATTGCTTATCTGATTTTATGATTTCGTGTGTGGTTCTTTTTACATCTACATTTTCGGGAAATGTATAATATTGCGAAAGATAATAAAAAGAACTTTCAGTTGCTCCAGATTTCATTTCAGAATGATATAGTTACCTTATTTAGTTTGAGTTTGAGACTGCTGCTAAATTAAATCTTACTGAAGTGAGTTTTTGTGATGGTACTGATACTGTTTCTGATGAAAAATCTAGACGATCTATAGTGGAAACAATAGTAGGAGTAGTACCACCACCAAAGTAACCATAAGAACTACTTGAGGTTGCTGCTAAATCTCTTTTTGCTTGAGATAACTTAGGTGTTGGTGTTGATACTGTTTCTGTTGAAAAATCTAGACGGTCTATAGTGCAAACAGTAGTAGGAAAACCCCCACCACCAAAGTAACCATAAGAACTACTTGAGGTTGCTGCTAATAATTGTCTTGCTTGAGATAACTGATAGGTTCCTGGTGTTGATACTGTTTCTGTTGAAAAATCTAGACGGTCTATAGTACAAAAAACATCAGTAGAAGCAAAACCACCACCAAAGTAACCATAAGAACTACTTGAGACTGCTGCTAAACCACTTCTTGCTTGAGATAACTTAGGTGTTGGTGTTGTTACGGTTTCTGTAGAGAAATCTAAACGGTCAATGGTGCAAAAAACAGCAGGAGTAGGAGAATTTCCACCACCAAAATAACCATAAGAACTGCTTGAGGTTGCTGCTAAATCTCTTCTTGCTTGAGACAACTTAGGTGTTGGTACTGATACAGTTTCTGTGGAGAAATCTAAACGGTCTATAGTGCAAACAACAGCAGTAGTGGGAATCAAACCACCACCAAAATAACCATAAGAACTACTTGAGGCTGCTGCTAAACTAGATCTTGCTTGAGATAACTTAGGTGTTGGTACTGATACGGTTTCTGTAGAGAAATCTAAACGGTCTATAGTAGAAACACTATCACCACCCCAATAACCATAAGTTGCAGAACCAACTCTACGGGTTCCTGTTGCTCCTGATGTTGCTGCTAAATCACGTCTTGCTTGAGATAACTTAGGTGTTGGTACTGTTACTGTTTCTGTGGAGAAATCTAGACGGTCAATCGTGCAAACAACAGATGGAGCTCCGGGAAGGCCACCACCAAAGTAACCATAAGAACTACTTGAGGTTGCTGCTAATTGAGATCTTGTTTGAGATAATGAAGGTGTTGGAGTACTTACGGTTTCTGTAGAGAAATCTAAACGGTCTATGGTACAAACATAAGTACCGGGAATATTGCCGCCACCAAAGTAACCATAAGAACTACTTGAGACTGCTGCTAAACCATCTCTTGTTTGAGATAACTTAGGTGTTGGAGTACTTATGGTTTCTGTGGTGAAGTCTAGACGGTCTATGGTGAAAACACGAGTAGTAGGAGGAACAAAACCACCACCAAAGTAACCATAAGAACTACTTGAGACTGCTGCTAAATTGTATTTTGTTTGAGATAACTTAGGTGTTGGGACTGTTACGGTTTCTGTAGAGAAATCTAAACGGTTTATGGTGCTAACAGCAGCACCAATAGGAGGAATACTACCACCACCAAAGTAACCATAAGAACTACTTGAGACTGCTGCTAAACTCTCTCTTGCTGTAGATAACTTAGGTGTTGGAGTACTTATGGTTTCTGTGGTGAAGTCTAGACGATCTATGGTACTGTAGTAGATAGGATTTGGACCGGGAGCGACATCAAACCCACCACCAAAGTAACCATAAGAACTGCTTGAGACTGCTGCTAAGAAACTTTTTGCTTGAGATAACTTAGGTGTTGGTACTGATGTGGTTTCTGTGGAGAAATCTAAGCGATCTATGGTAGAAAAACGAGAACTATTATATCCACCACCAAAGTAACCAGTAGTAGCACTTTCAGGCCAAGATTCAAAATTTCTATTACTTACATTTAGAACTTGTTTTTTATAGACCTTTTTGAGACCAAATACTCCAGACATTTGTTCTTACTCTTCTTGATATACGTGAGAACCAACATGAGACAGACGAATACTTGTATCTAACCAAGATTTGTATCCTACACTTGATGCTCTTTCAAAAAATGAAAAATCTTCTGGTAGGAAAGACATATCTTTTCTCATTTCAAGAAAATAATGATATGAATTGTGATATTCTTGTTCTGTTGGAGGATAACTAGAATTATTTAGTGCTGGATAGTACTTCAATTCATCTCCATAACGATTTTGAATGTTCTGAAATACTTGACGTTTGATACAACAAAAACCAAATCCAATGTTTTCAATCTGCACCAACCCTTCTTCTGCGACTGGTGGTGAAGAAATATTGTAATTGTAACGAAGTGGAATACCTTTCATCGGATATGCACCACATACAATATCTCTGTCTGCTAAGATAACCTTAAGTGCATCTTCGTTTGTAAATCCCACATCAGCATCAATAAACAGAATTTTCTCATACTCAGTATTATTCATATAGAAATTAGCAATTCTTGATCTCGCTTTGGTTACAAGACTTTCATTCGCTATTGTTAGAAGACCGTGATCGATTCCATTTTTATTCAATCCCTTTCCAAGATTAAAAAGACCTTTTGCAGTCTTATCACTTACCATTCCACCATAGCAAGGCATCGCAATCAATACAGAACTCATACCATTAACTCCACATTAAAAGAAATAGAAATACGATTTTCATCTGTTGGGTTTGGATTTACAAAATGAGGTAACCAAGAAGGAAATAAAACTAACTCACCAACCTTTGGAGTATGAGTAAAATGATTTGTATCCACCAAACAACTCTGTTGAAAATCCATCAATTTTGCAGGCCTTGGATCTTCAAAAGTAATACCTGGAGAACCTTGAGGAAGTGCAACATAATAAACAGCACTCATCCAACCAGTCGGATGAACGTGTGTAAAATTATATCCACCTTTTGGATTTACATTTCCCCACATCGAACGAATCACAAACTCAGGCCGATTTTGTGAAAGGTCTGAAATAATTGACTGAACAATATTAGAAGATTTTTCTAGAAGTGGTTTAAAGGTCTCATTATTCCAGAGAGTTATATCACTCTGCCAACCATTACGATTACTTCTAACTTCTCCTGGACTCTCTTTTGAAAGTCTTAGAAGTTCTTGTTTATAACTCTCATTCTCTGCTTGATCGTAAATATCGACAAAGTACAAGTCAGTCGGAAAAAGACTCCGACATTTAATATTAAACATAAGATTTTTTCAAATAAATTAATTCTATCAGACTATGTATTTACCTGCAAGAACAATACCTACAGAGTTTGCTGGAGTTGTTGTAACAAGAATTGAATCTCCTGCTAAAAGTTGTTTTGGTTTTTGGCAGATTTCAACCACACTATTTTTAGGAACAGTTAAGTTATATGCTAAGTAACCAAGTCTTACACCAGTAGTGCTAATACCACCTACAGTTCCTCCACGAAACACAGAAACTGTAATATCAGCATCAATACTCATATTATAATTTGCAAGACTGATTGATTGAATTACTGATGGATATGTAACAGAAGTAAAAATTTCTTGGTCAGTTGATATAATTGTTTCTCCAATACCAATATAATTAATATCTGCTTTTGATGAGATTGTAATAAAGGCATCCAATCCACCATCGTGACCTAATGAATCTGTTGCAATACCAGTTAATGCTTGCAATCTAAGAATATCTGATGGGTTTGCAACTCTTGGTTGTTCTAAGAGTTCTAGTGAACCTTGATAGGGAATGATAATTCTATTTGCAATAGGAACATTCTGACCACCATTAAAATCTTGTCTTCCCGAAATATATAAGTTATTTTCAGACTTATTTGTAATATGGATTGATTCGATTATATATTCTCTTCCTGCAGTTGATGGAAAAGAGTATGCAATTCCTGGTCCAATAAAGATATCACCATTTCTGAATATTTGTGATGATATTATTTGGGATGCTGTTGTACCAATACCCGTAGCAATACCAGACGTAACTGAAACATATACTGATGTAGTAATTCCAGTATCGAATGTTCCAGATCCTCCGCCTGATCCCCAAGTAACTCCAGTTCCTGTTGACTGTAATACCTGTCCTGATGATCCTGTGGTTGAACCTGCAGAAATAGTTGCTGGAATAAACTGTCTACTATCGTCAATAACGGTAGTATTATTAATCTTAATCGCCATCTTCGTTTACACTCGGCTTTTAGTTATTTAGTTGTGCCTTAAGGTTCTCTACTTCTGCAGATAATTCCTTAACTGCCTCGATTAAAATTCCAATCAGACCATTATAATTCACAGTCTTTGGATCGCCGTCAGTTACCAATTCTGGAAGAACTTTCTCAAGTTCTTGTGCAATTACACCAATTGACGGTTTTTGATTTGATTTCCAATCAAATGTAACACCACGAAGAGACTTAATTGTTTCTAATCCATTCTCAACTGTTACAATATTAGTCTTTAGATTTTCATCTGAAGTTGAATTGAAGTCTTGTGCCTGAACTGTTTGAGATGCTGTTAGGTTTGTTACTGAAATTGTTCCTGCAGTAAAGTCTCCAGAAGAATTACGAGCGACAACAGTATTTCCTGTATTTGCTGTGGTTGCTGCTACTGAAACAGTAATTGCAGTAGATCCATTATAAGTTGTTCCTGAATCATAATTAATAAAGGAACCTGCGGTTAGATTATTTAAATTACTACCTAAAGGTATTCCAGAAATTTTATTTGCAGAAAGTTTTCCTATATCAATTCCTGCATTTGCTGCAATATCAGTATTTATAATTGAACTTGTAAGATTTAGTTTACTATAAACAATTGCAGCAGTTGCAGATACGTCAGAATTTGTAATATTCAAATCTGCAATCATATTAGAAGTTACAGTTCCAGTATCTCCAGTAGAGACTAAAGTTCCTGTTGTTGTTGGAAGAGTAATAGTATTATTTCCTGCAATTGCTGATGCTCTTACAGTTGTTGTTTGACTTGTTGAACCATTAAATGCAACTCCTGTCCCACCAAATGTTGGTAAGGTAAGAGTCTTATTTGTTAATGTCTGTGTCCCACCATTCGTTACTACATCAAAAGAGTTAATGTTCGAACCTGGAATACCACCTCTTAAAAGTGATGCATTTAAATTTGTGACTTCTGTTGTCGAAGTAACTGTAAGTGGTGCGGTTCCTGTTGCTACTGTAGAAATTAATCTTGATGATGTAGTTGTTCCAGATGCCTTTATATTACCAATAATATCAAGTTTTTCTGTTGGTGCGGTACTTGCAATACCAACATTTCCATTTGCTCTATAAATATCAGAACCAGAAAAATCCCAAGTCTGAAGAGCAGCACTTACTAATTGACTTCCGTTTAGATAATATCCAGTTGCAGAAACAACTCCAGATATATTTGTATCTCCAATAACTGTAAGTTTTGCAAATGGATTTGTAGTTCCTATACCAACATAAGGTGTTGCTTCTGTGGTAATTCCAATATTTTTATTTGTATTATCAATCTCTAGGAAAGAACCAAATTGTGAAAGTTCTCTGTTTCTTGCAGGCATTTAATGGTTCCTCCTTAAAGTGAGTTATAGACTACTAATTCTACCGTCTCACCACCAAAACAGGAATCGGCAACACCTACTGAAACTCCATCAGTTGCTGTAAATTCTGTAGGAGCTAATCTGATACCATTAATGTAAACATCAACGAGACCAACAGTATATGAAACGGAAAATGAAGTACTTCCTATTCCTGCAGTATAAACAGTAGAAGTTCTTGGAGCAACTACCGATTTCCAAGTTACTCCTGCTCCTGTTGATGCAAGATATTGGCCATTAGATCCAATAGTATTTGCAGCACTTACTGGACCTGAAATAACTAAATTTGAAACTGTTGTAATTCCAAGATTTGCAGTTGTTGCACCAATACCACCATTAACGTGTAGAGTGTATAATGGTATAGTTGTTCCTATACCTACTTTATTTGTTTGTGGATCTGCAACGATTAGATTAGTATCTACCTCTAATCCGTTTTTTATGACGAAATTCTTTTGTACTGCCATAGGTGGAGAGCGCCTACCTGTTTTAGTTATTTATAAATAATGGAAAGTCTTTTAAGTAATTTATATGGCATCTCAAGTTTTTAGTGGGACTAATAATTTTTCTTATACTAATAATACCGGGCAAAATGCAAGAGTCATAATTAATTATATGACGGCACGGCTTTCAACTAATAATGTACCACTTATTAGTTTTAGTTGGGGAGGAGTTAGTGGAAGTATGAGTATCGCGTTCCCATCCACCTTGAACGCCGACCTTCGTAAATTTTTCACTTTTACTATTGGGAAAAATCTTGCTTTTAGAAATGTTTTAAATCCAGGATCTCTTAATATTTCAACAAAACAGAATAATTTATACTCCAATATTGACGATCTGGTGTTCTCTGATGGTTCGGTTGGTCAGATTCTATATCCTATTAGTGGATCACTTCCAACAGAAATATTATTATCATCAAATCAAACATTCAGTGCTGTCTGTGGCAGTTATAATATTTTGGTAATTCCTGAAGCAGGTTAATTAAAGTATGTAACTAAATCCACGAGTTGTGAATGGATAGATATTTGCTGTTCCTACTCCTGTAGCACTTGCATTAATTGTAACTTCTCCAGTTCCACTTGTAGGACTGATAGTAACACCAGTTCCTGCAATAATTCTTCTTACACCACTATTTGAAAGTGTTGCATTTTGACCAGAATAAGTAATTGTAATTCCAGCACCAGCACTTACAATATTTCCACCAGTAAAAGTACTCCAAGAAAGTATTCCAGATCCATCAGTTACGAGAACTTGACCATTAGTACCATAAGATACTGGAAGTTTAAAGTTAAGATCGGAACTTAAAGTCGTAACTCCAAGTCCAACATAATTACTTCTATCAGTTTCATAAATTCTAACTTCTCCAGTTATTGCAGCATTTCCAACAACATCAAGAGCAGCAAGAGTTGTAGCAACATTAATACCAACATTACCAGAACCATCAATAATAAATGGTGTAGTATCATTTGAAGTATTATCAACTCTTACGATATTGCCACCAGAAGTTGATTTGATGTACAATGAAGGTTCATTATCTGAAACAATTTCAATTTTTGCTGATGGATTTGAAGTTGAGAATCCAAGATAACCAACATTAGTAAAGAATGTCGAAGTTAGTTCACTTGTTCCTGGAGCACTTCCAAATCTAATTTGATTAAGATTTGGATCGTAATATCCAATACTCTGTCCAGCAAAACTATCATTGTTATTATACTGAAGAGAATTTAAAGGAAGTCCTGGAGTTGTTCCACCAGCACCAGCCGTTGAGGAAATATAAATTGTTGCAATGCCTACATCAGATCCACCAGAAACTGTAACCGCACCACCAACAAAATTGAGATTCTTAACTCTACCTACGAAGTTTGTTGCATTTGCTCCAGTATAAATTCCAATTCTTGGATCGGCATCCCAAGTAATAGTGCTGACTCCTGAGTTTGCATCATAAGTAACGCCAAACGTAAATCCTGTTGCAACAAGATTCAAAAGAGTAGAAAATCCAACATAAGTTCCTGCGGAAGCGATACCAACACCAGGGCCACCAATCCATCCAAATGGTTCCCACTTATTTTCAGTTACATAAGTCCAACCAATAAAGTTATATTTTTCTGGTTGTGAATTGAAAGAAATGTCTCCATAATTTCCAGATTCAGTTGGTTTTGAATTTGAAATAGTATACTTTCTTGATACTTCTTCTTCGCCTTGAATGAATAATGAATTTGCTTCAATATCTGAATTAGTAGTGACTTTACTATTGAAGACTACAGGACCATCAAATTCGGATACGATCTTTTTATCCTTTCCACCTTGAACTCTTATAGAAGACTCTACAAATAACTTTTGAGTTTCAGTAATATTAACTAAATCATCTGTATTTTTTTCTCCAGTAATTGTTGGAATTGGAGTATCAAAACTTTCTTCCTTTCCTGTTGCAGAATTGATTTTCTTATTTCCTGCATAGAAACCACCTTCACTATCCATTCCAGTATAAACAACAATACCACCATCAGTTTTTGTTGCTTGTGCTAAGAACTTTTCTGAAGATGATAATACTCTGTCTTGCTTTTCTGGAAGTGAAGTTGAGTAATTACCAGGTCCATATCCAAGATATTCAAAAGTATGTCCAGATGCACGAATGATTGAGTTGCGACGAAGTTCAACTGGTCGAACGTGAATTCTACGAACAACTGAACCTGTAACGTGAGTTTGTCTTGGAGAACCAAGAACGGCTCTCAGAACTGAAACATCACTCGAAGTAACTGCAGTATCAATTCTAAAGATTTCATTATTAATCAATAGATAATCACCAAGATTCAGACCAAGAGCAACAGCATTTGGAATATTTAAATTGCCAGTATCTGTGGTGGTGTATTGAGTATTAAGAACAGTTGTAATTCCTGCATACTCATAATTCAAACGGCCAGAAGAACTCTCAGTATCTTTGACTAAATCTCCTGCATAAGATGTTAGAACTGGACGATATGCATATAATGTTCCCGATGCACTAGTAGATGTTGTTACAGAAGTGCCTACATTAATTACAATCGAAGAGATTCCTACAGAACTATTAACTCTCTTAACAATAAAATCACCATTAAATGCAGACTCGTTTGCGCCACTAATATAAATCTTATTATCAACCTGGAATCCGTGACTTGTAGTGAATCCAACGGTTGCAGTACCGGAGGAAGGTGTGTAGGTGAGTGTTGAGATTTCAAGAACCTTGCCTGTTGGAATATATCCAGAGTTTGTAGTGACTGTTACTCCTAGACCTGTTGTTGTAAATCCAGAGATTGTTTCTGAAGATATAACATTAATTTCTTTTGATTTGCCTGTTGATATGCCAGAAATTCTATAAAGAGTGTTATATTCTGCGTTTGTTGCAGAAGAAACTCCAACAATCTTAAAAGTATCTGCAATATTATTGGAAATTGACTCAACTATAACTACAGCTTCAGTAAATCCTGTTGTAGAAGAAACTCCAACAACTCTTAATGTATTACCAATACCATATGCAGAACCACCATCAATAATCTTAACTGCAGTAATTGCTCCAGAGGAAACTGTAATCTTTGCAGTCGCATTTGAACCTGTGGTTGATCCTGCAAATCCAACTAGCGTTGCATTATAAAGATCTCCACTAAAACCAGCAGTAGATCCATATTCCGCACCACCACTTATAATACTAACTGTGGTAATTCCAGAGAATCCGTGATCAAGTGCAGTGTAAATTGTGTGAGAAGTTCCACTTGAAGAAAGAATATCTGTTATTCCAAATCCAACAACAAAAGATTCTAATGTTTCTTTAGTGATACTCTTTTGAGAATCATCAACTACAACTTCACCAATTGTTGCTGGAAGCGCGTGAGATACTGATGCATCTGGGTCTGAATTTGGATTGTCATTATTTGTTTGTGGATATAGATTTTCAACTGGTTGTGCGAATGACTGCTCTCTAAAAGGAGTAACTGTTGGTGAATTTGAATGATTCAGTAAAGTGAGGTAATAGACACCATCTTGAATATTTCTGAGATATGGTTGAATCTCTTGTGTTCTATAAACCTGGTAGGTCTTTCCATATTTCTTTCTTCTAAAATATGGGAGACTTGAAGTTCTTGAAGATGTATCGTTCGTAAACGTTCCAGGATTAGTTGCAAGAGCATAAGTAAATTCTTTTGTACTTACTAAAGATGCAACAGCATAAGTTCCATTATATCCAATTGGTGTTACATTTACAATCTCTACTTCATCTCCTACTTTGAGATTATGAGGAAGTTCGCATCTAACTGTGGCAACATTTGAAGACCAAGATGCAGATGCTATAAAGTTTGTATTTCTTAACTGAGAAACGTTTGAAATTGAACCAGAATTATTGTAGAGTTGCGAAATCTCTGCGGTTCCGTCTCCTATAATATCGTTAGACTCCTGAAGAATAAATCCATCAATTGGAGGTCTACCAGCAGACTCTTTCGGTAAGACATAACGAACACGGTAGAGAGTATCAATTAAACTTCTAGAATCTGGTTTTCTTGTAACATAAGATCTTGTTGTTGCATTTCCAAGACCAGCAACTCCTAATGAATTAATAGTATCATAGATTTGATTATTTGTAGTTGCAACATTAATGTACCAATATCCACCAGTATCCCACTGGACAGGATGTCCAATATCTCCTGGATTTTTATCAGAAACTCTACTTACAATACTTAATACTCCACCTTTGTTATTAAGATCAATTGCAGATGCAGAAACTGCACCATTAATAGCATCACTTAAAGTTTTAGCAATACGAATTTGATTTGTAGTAATTCCAACTGAAGATTCTTTTGTAATTGCATAATAAACTTGATCTGGCTCAATACCATCAGGTAAGTGACCATTATCAGCAATTATGCGAATTGATTCTCCATTAATAAATGAGTGATTTTGAGTTAATGTTAAAGTATTTGAAGTAATACTATTAATTCCTACGTTATCTCTTCCAACTGTAAAGACTTTTTCTGATGAAGATTGAGTTGTATTATAAGGCCCAGCAGGCATTACAACTCTTGATACATAAGAAGTGATTATACCACTCTGAAATACTTGAACGTTTAATTCTTCGTTTTCTTTTGCACCAATATGATATCCATCAATAATAACTTTTGGTGCGACATTTTCATCTGTTTGGTTATAAAGATATAAACGACTTGTTGTTGCAGCACCTACAGACTTTTGTGTGGTAATGCCAACGTCCAATGATGCAAACTCAACACTAATTTCTTCTTCTTCAATTTCTTTTGGTGGAATAATATGTGTAATATATCCTTGGTCATCCTGTTCAAATGCAGTTCTCTTAAATCCTGATGATACTAATGACTTTGCGCCAAAGTTAGAATTGGAGTTATTGAGTGCAATATCTCCACCATTTTCAGTTACAAAGTGTTGAGCATAACCAATAGCAAAGACAGAAACTAATTGTAGGAAGGAATCATTTGTTGCTTTAATATGGAAATTCTCATACTCAGGTTTGAATCTTGATCTTGAATTTGTATGAAGATTGGTTATAGTTGTAGAATCCTTATACTCACCAGAACTAGTATCATATCTTACAAAGGCATTATCATCTTTTTGGAGACCAATACCAGTATATTGAGCAACAACCATAGATTTAAATCCGGTTGCTTTATCCCCATCAGCAAGTAATCCGCACATTCCATAGACAGAGCGCAGAGAAATATTGAAGATGTATGGAGATGCTGAAGTAACAGTATCTACAACAAGACTCATCGTAGATCCAGTTGTATTTGGTAGTGGATTTAGAGGAGTATTTTGAACTTTATATGTAAATTGAGTATCGCTTAAAACTGTAGAAACTACAAATTGGCCATCATAAGAAGCAGAATTAACTCCACTAATTTGAATTGGACTGTCAACACTTAAACCTTCAATTGATTCTACAAGATCTACTGTAATTGTTGTAGTTGGAGTAACTCCATTACCTGCCTTAATACTTGTAATACCTACTGATGCACCTGTAGATCCTACAATGCGGTATTCGTCAATAACTGGTTGAATATCTATAGTCCCATCACCATAATCTGGTTGTATTTCTCTTCCAGATGAAGTACCATAAACGCGAGCAACTTTCTCATAATACATATCCAGATCAGTTCTGGTTGTAGAGTATGTGAGAAAATCATCACTAATTACTACAGGATTTACCCCATCCGCATACTCAAATCCTGAGAGTTTGTGATGAGAAAAATTAGGAACAAAGGTATTAGAGGTATAATCTTTATAACAAGTTCCGTTTGGGTCTGCATCTAAAATTGTAAATTGCCAGATATAACAAGCACCAGTTACACGAAAAACACAAGATCTTTCAATATTATCATTTACTGGGTTTGGAACATATGTTGGGCGAATTCTTGTTTTACGAAGATCCATACCAACGATTGATGTTCCTCTTGGAACAATCACCCCACCGTGAATTGAGTTTAATTTATAAAGAGTATTATCTGGAGTCGCTAAATCATAAACTGTATCCAAATCCCATTGATTTAGATCGGTTAATCCTGTCTGCCCACTTCTTGCTGAAAAAGTACCAGACCCTGTTGGAATATATCCAGGACGGTTATCTACTAAATGATCACCTGGATATAATACAATTGTAGTTTTATTAAATCTATCATTATTAAGACCACGTTGATATGAGAATCTTGCAGCCTCAACTAATGCTCTTTGAATAGTCTTGAACGGTCTTGTTAAACTATTTCCTGAATTTTCAATACTATCAGTAGAATCAAGACTGCTTGGATCCACATATAAAATTGTGCCGCGTCCTGATTTTAAGAAATTCTCTAGGCGTGAAAGACCCATCTTATTAATACTTATAGTTTCCGTTATGAGTTATTTATCATACAACAAAACCTCCCGAAGGAGGTTTTGAAGTCACACGGAAGGGGTTTGGTTAAGTATCACCAGAGTTATTATACCACTTCTCTTCTTTCCACGTCAACTTTTTTTTAAGTTCATTATCAAATACCATCAAGTATCTATGCTTTCTGCTACGGTCTCTCCATTCACCTTCAACACCCCTTACAGAACCTCTTGAGTGCTTTGTACCATCAGCATAATAGAAGTCTTTTTTGGAGTCTGTTAAACCGTAGTAACTAAAATTACAAGCTCTGTATATAATTCCAGAGTGGTGATTAGAGTCAGCATAACTAAGAATACAACGAACGCGGGCATCTTTTCTAAACCTCTTTATACAACGACTAACGAACCAAGATGTAATGTTATATTCCTCTTTTTGGATATCAGGGTGAATACAGAGTCTTGAGAGTTCATAGAGACCCTCCTGCTCGTGTCTCTGAAGTCCAAATGCACCTACTGCTATTTCGGGGACTGGAAGACCAGTAAAGATACAAACACCGAGACAACCACCAATATGGAGAACATCTGTAACACTATTTCGGTAGAGACCATAGGAGTAAGGACTTACTTTGAAATCTTTGGATTCGTCTTTAAGATAATGAAAAGTATTGAGAAGATCTCTTACTTCACATTTCTTTACTGTATCTATAAAAAAATCAGATTTCACTATGGGTATTTTTACTCACTTTGTTGGGATTCTAACATATATTCTACAGTATTTGCAACATCATTCATCGCATCACGCAGAAATGGTCTTTGTCCTGATTCTTGCTTAACAACAGGACGATGATCATCTGTTAAAATCCAACGCCACTGCTTCATACCCTCACAATACCAGAGATTTATTTTAATTGTTCTACCTCCTTTCTAAACATAATACCAAGTTTTTTCTTTTACAATATAAGAGATTGTAGTTCTACTAACTCCATATAGACCACATACTTTTGTGGAAAATTTATTAATAGTTTCTCCACTAGTATTATTCCACATTATTTTAATTTCGTCAATTTCTTTAGCAGTTAAATGTGATTTACCTCCGTATCTACCTCTATTTTTTATATTTTTATCTATAATATTATCTTTTTGTGTTCCAACATAAAGATTATCTAAAAAATTTATATTAGGATAATTTAGATTTTCATTTTTGTGAAGAATTTGCATTCCATTTTTATAGTCATTCAGAAAATTTCTTCCAACTAATTGATATACTAATTTATTTCCACCAATCATAACTCCCCAATAATATTTTCCTTGTTTATACTGACTTAACCACCTACCTTTTCCCTTTATACTACTCCACACTCTTCCTTTTGTAGTAATAAAATATCCAGGATATTCCTTTAATTCTTTACATTCTTCATCATCTTCAAGTTGTTGAAGAAAATTATATTTTGACATAGTTTTGTTCTGCACTATTATTAATTTTCATTTTTATAGTGCTCCAGTTCTATCCATTTTAGAAGAGTGTTAAAAGCAGTTATAGATGCGTCAGTACAGTTATCTTCCTTGAGTTTATGAATGTAATACTCAAGTGATTCGATAACCATTTCGCGGTCTTTTTGTGATATTAGAGACATATTGGAGTTATAGTGAACTCAAGCCTCTAGACAGAATTGAACTGTCGTCTCCGCTTTACAAGAGCGGTGCATCACCACAATGCTTTAGAGGCAATAAAAATAGTATAAGATACCTAAAGGATTTCGTCAAGCACTTCTGGATTTTCAAGGTCCATTTCAAATAAACAAGGATGTGCTTCTTCGTCTATAAGATAGAATGATTTTTGATAGAAAATTTCTGGAGTCATCGTAAGTTGTTGTTCTGCTCTTTCAATAATTTCTGGATTGTCCTGCATAATTGATGGAACATCATCAAATGTGAATGGAATTCCGTTTATATAATAAGTTTTGATTATAAACCTATCTTCATCAGTTTCGTACCAATTATAAGAACAAGTAATCTTATATTTCATTGGCGTTTTTTGATTATTTATTTAATACCCGTGGTCGGATTCGAACCGACCCTGGAGGCGTTTTAAGCGCCCTGTCTCTGCCGCTGGACTACACGGGCATAAAAATCACTCAGAATAAGTAATTGGATGATACTTCAAATACTCAAAGAAAGTCAGTTTCATCTCTTTTTGACTCATACCGCAGTGTTTTGCTGCTGCAGGAAGAGTCATTTTAGCACGAAATAAGGCTTCATTTGCCTCTTTTACATTTTCTGGAGTTGTTTTTACTTGTTCTTCCTTTAGAGTCTTATAGTTGATTTTGTAAGGATTCATACTTTCCAAAAAAGTAATAAGGGAAAAAATTTGCCGGGATTTTTATCGACCTAAAATGGATTTTAAAGTGGATTTGCGTATGAGAGAGTTTTCTCATCCACAGTAGCACGAACAAAGTCTAGCACATTCATAAACTGTTCAACGGTCTCACAGGACACTTGCTTTTCTGACCCTTCACTAGAATAAAGATATACAGTACGCTTAAGAGGGTCTACCACGCATCGTGAGAGGTATTCGTCTTGCATTTGGTCGTTTCGTGATTACCTATGTATTATAGCAAGGTCTTTGAAGGTTGTCAAGGTTCATCAGTAAGATGCAATGATGGTGCCACCCATATTAAAGATACTTATCAATAGACCAGAAGTGGCGTTAATACTTATAGTTCCAGTTGTAATCGTTCCAGCAGCGTGAACAATTTGTGGAATAGCAGTATGCCCAGTTGTATTTGTACTAGATCTTATAATAATATTTCTACTACCAACAGAACTATTTCTTGCAATTATTTCAAACTTTTTACCAGAAGTAAAATTTGAAATATTAACAGCACTATTAGTAGTATCAAAAGTAACATAATGGAATGAAGTTGTATTAGAATCTACTGTAGATGTATTAATTCCAACATAAACTGCGGTTGTTCCTGAAGATACAAAAGAAGAAGCAGTTACGATTCCTGCAATATTAGCATTACCATTAACAGTTAATGTATTAGAAACATACAAATCAGTAAAACTAGAAGTTCCTGCAGTATCAATACCAGCAATTACTTGAGCTCCGCCACCAATATTGTATAACCCAGAACCATCTCCATAAAAAATTGCTCCAGTTACAATTCCACTAATATTAGCATTTCCATTAATTGTAGTATTACCATCAATTCTAGTATTACCACTTACATGAAGTCTCGTTGATGGTTGTGAAGTTCCAACACCAACATTTCCACTTGCATCTGTGTATACAAAGGTCTCTAAAGACTGGTCATCACAATAAACTTTGCCAATTTTACCAGATCCAACAACTTCAGCACTATTTCCACGATAAATCACTTTTGTATTTGTACTCATATCAAATGAGTTTATAGTGGCTGACTCAGTTGCATTCAAATAAAAAGTATCACCCTCTCTATTATAGACATAATACGCATTAGTATTTGCTGTTGTTATAACTTTTCCATCAGGAGAACAAGAAATTCCAACTTCTCCACCAGTAAGAGTTCCAACTAAAGTAAATGTGCTTCCAGATCTATCATAAACCGTTGAATTTGTTCCATTAGAAACAATCACAGTTGCTCCATCATCACTTACACATACTTGAGTGCCTCCTAATATCAAATCTCCTATTTTACGGAAAAGTCCATATGTATTTTCATTCCGCTCATAAACATAAGATTTATTCTGTGCAATATTACCAACAACAATAATATTTCCAACTCCATCTACAGAGACACTGCTACCAAAAGTTCCTGAAGAAGGACTGGTTAAAATACCAACTTTATCATAAGTATTATCATTTCTATCATATACATAGACACCACCTGAATTATAAGGTGGTGTAGTACATCCAGCTCCCGGAGCACCAACTACTAAAACTTTTGCATCTGCACTAATTGCAAGTGACTGACCAAATAAATCTCCTTCAGATTCTCCTCTCAATACGATAAGTTTATCTACATTTTTTGCAGACTCGCATATATTTGTACTCCCAATTCCACAGGCAAATAATGAATCTGTTCCTAGAGATTCTGAATCTAAGAGTTCACAAAATGTTGAGTTTGCAATACCACAATATTCTGGATCTACTGGCGGTTTATAATCATAAACCCAAACTACTCCGGTTCTTAATGCAGTAGAGAATCCAACACTTGTCGATGATACACCAACAATTCGTGTTTCCTCAATAACATTTGGTCCACCAACAGCAAAAGTTTTTCCATCAAGAGACATTGCAACAGAGTAACCATAATCATCAATACTTGTGGTTCCAATTCCAACTCCGTGCGTTGCTCCAAGGCCTGCCTTGGAATATTCTCCAACAATACAATCTCTTTTTATAAAATTATTTGAAATTCTCTCATACAAATAGGCACTTCCATAATAAGTTGCAATACCAACCGTAGTTCCTATTCCTACAAAATATCCATCAATAATTGACGTTCTGTTTCCAATAATAATTAAACTTCCATTTGCATTTGTTGCAATGGAATTTCCAAAACCACCATAAGTACCAAATCCAATATGAGTAGGTTCTGATGGATTATAAACACTTGTAGTAAAAGAACCAACGTTTGTATAGTCCTCTATTCCACCTAAAGAATCTGAGATTGCACTTCTTTCTCCAGTAAATGAATGTGCTGAAATTCCAAGAAAATTCTTTGGTAATGTTCTAGATCCAGATGAAAGATTCCCCACTACATTTGCAGCAGAATCAACTCTTAAATTTCCAGCATCAAGGTTTATGATTTCTGCAGGTTCGTCTAATGCAGTATAAAGAATTGGTCTGGTAAAATCATGTATACCAGTATCGGGAATCTCTATAAATTCTTCTGCATCCAAAAAATCACTATCACTTACAAATATATCATCCATAATCAAACCTCTTCTTTAGTATCATAATGGTATCCAGAAACTGAATATTCTGAATTATCTCCAGGATAATCTGCTGGAGATGATCCTTTATATTCAACAATTAATTTTTCACCATCAATTCTTTCTGCAATGATGTGATAAAAACAATCAATAGGCATTCCGCCTTTTGATTGAAGATATACTTTGCTCTCATCCCATCTCTTAATAATAACATCTTGATGAGCACCAATTGGTTGAAGTGTAATTACAATCGACCGAATATCTACAAAGTCTTTCCAGTAACTTGGAAGACTTATTTCTGTAGAATTTTTAACTCTTCCTTTAATATAAACATCATTTGAGGGACCTTCTATACAAGTATGTCTGAGTCTCCATCCTTCTTTTGATGGGTGAGGAATATCAAAGTTCTTTTTTCTAGAAAGAACATGCTTACCACACTGAGATTTTACATTAGACTGTGAGGTGATATTTCTTCTCGCAAGAATATTGGAACTTACAAAAAAACTTCCTTTAACCGCAGAGTTTCCTATAGTATATAATGATAATTTATTTGGAGAGGTTCCACATACAGATCCAAAAACATTAGGAGTTGGAGAATCATTATTTTTTAATGGTGCAACCATTAATGTTGCAGTAATTTGATTATGAGATTTATCGTTTCCGACTACTGTAGGTCCTTGCATGTAAGCAGCACCACGAATTGTTGCTGGACCTCTACCAAGATTTTCTGGTTTAGTTTCGTCTTTTGTTACATGAAGTTGACCATGGATCAACTCAAAATCACTTGAACTTGACATAAGTTGTAATGCTTATAATGGAAAAGGTTTTGCGATCTGAACTATATCATTAAGAATTGGTAGTGATGGTGGTTTAATTGAACTCATCGAAGTCATTTTCTGAACACTACCAGCAACAATTTTCATAATATTTATTGCAGTCTGCTGCATCTCACCATCAGTAAATAAACTGATTGATTCATTTGCATTTGCGGTAAATCTTTTGGTCTTAATATTTACACTCTCATTGGAGTGAATGTTAATTACACCGCTCGAATTTGTTTTACCCCGAGCAATTAAATCAATATTCTCAGCCTCCATACGAATTCTTCCGCCAGTACGAATAACAATATCACTATTGGAAGCATCAAAGTACATTCCAACTGCATCTTTTGGAATATCATCACCAGACTTAACTTGATATCTTCCCCTACACCGAGAGGTAATCCATCGTTTTCTTGGCTCAGTTTGATCAAGTACAATATATTCTAACGATTCTTGACCTTGAATAAGAGCAGATGATTTTACTTGATCTTCATGGATATGTCCAAATTTTATAGAACCATCTTTAGTTCCTTGCGATCTTGTCTCGTAATTTCTTGATTTTGTCATCTTGGAACCCTATCAAATTCTTTTTTTGGCGGTACTATTCCTACACAATCTACAACTGAAATAATTGTTGCTCCTGGAGGTGGAATAAAACTTTGCTCTTCATCCAATCTTCTTACTCTAAAAATAGGTCTTGCTGATAAATTATATCCTGTGGGAGAATTTGTGGTAATTTCCGGGAAATCATCAAAACCTGATCCTGGACTTATTACATTTATTCTAATGATTCTACCATTATCTATAACAGGTTCTAAGACTGCTCCACGATCAGGTGTTACTATTATTTGATCACCTGGTTGATATCCAAATCCAGGATTATCAATATCTATATCTTCTATCTCAAGAATTACTGGATATATTGATGGTTGTATGGGTGGGATACTTGGTGGAATAAGTATGTCTTCTGGTTCTAATTCTGGAGTTACATTTGGTGGTACAACAACATAAGTTCCATCAGGTTTTTGAATTAGACCCTGCTCTGGTCTTTTAATTACCCTACCACCACCACTATAACTGCCATCTGGAGCAGCAAGATATCCATCACCAGGTGCTTTAATTTTTATTCGAGTAACACTTCCATTACTTATTTCTGTTTGCAATTTACTTCCAGATCCCTTTCCAGACTGATCAACAAGTTGTGCGAAGGGTGGTGAGGTATAATTTTTTCCACCATTAACAATATCAAATCCAATAACTCCAGAAGAAACTGGACTTATAATTGTATTTGCCTGTACACCTAAACCTTCCCCACCAAAAATATTTAAAATTGGAGGTCCAGAGGGTTTTGCTCCTGTATCGCAAGGAGATGATGTTGCCAAATCGTTAGATGGAACTAAAGCATTAACTTGACTTATTGTTAATTCTTGTTGAATCCTATTCTTATCTTGAAAATAAAAAAGTTGTGATGGATTTGCGGCCGCGATTTTATTTGCTTCACTTCTTGTCACATCATTTACTCTCATTTCATCAATATCATAAAAAGAAACTCTTATAGGATCATTTTTAAATCCATTAAATTCTTTTCTTTTTTTATCTTGACGATCTACAAATTCCTCTCTAAGTAATTCTGTCATTTGAAAGCAGTACTATAGTCTGGTTGATTTGAAGAACTTCCATTTCCAGATCCATAAGAGAATACTGGATTTGGTCCAATTAACTTATCAAAAGAAACCTGAGGATCTCCACCCTGAGAGAATGCTCCCGCCAAATTAATTTCTTGTTGTTGAGGACATGCTGCATCATCATCACATTTGAAAAAGTTAAGAATACCATTTGCAAAATCTAATGCATTAAATATAGAATCTATGGCACCAGTTACAAGACCAACACCCTGAGAAAATAATGCAATTGCAGTTTGTACTGCATTTGTAATTTGATCTAAAATACCAAAGTTATTTAATAAGTCAGATACAAAACTTTCAACAAAACAAAATGCAGTATCAATAAGTTTATCAAGTAAACCTGATAATATATTTCCAATTAAACCTGGAAGTTGTCTTACTAATTTATTAAACAAACAAGAAAGAAGATTGGTTCCTTCATTTATTTTCTTCATAAATTTTGGCATCTCACTTGGAAATAGAAAAGGCAATACCTTTTTTGCAGAATCGGAAACTACATTATAAGCATAACCACGAATACTATCAAATAAACTTTTTACATATCCTGTAATATCGCCAGTTGCAATATCTAAAACTTTCTGAATAAATTTTTCTCTATCAGGATCTCCACCACCAAAAAGTTCTGCAATCGTATCATAATCTTTAATATCATTCAGTAGATTTTGAATTGTTGTTTGAATTCCCTTGAAAGGACTATTATCAGTTTTACAGGGACTTGCGAGTGGTGTTGGTTTTTTCCTATCAAGATCTTGTTCTGTCCAAGCTTGAACTGCACTGTCACTTAAATGAATTTTATCACCAATTGATTGAATTACTTTCCAATATTCTTGAGTTCCTATTAAATTGGTTGGGACAAATGCACCTCTTTCTGGTGTTCCTTCTTTATAAGTTTGATTAAAGAGTTGACCACCACCTATTTCACCTTTTGGTTGTTCTTTTGGAACATCATTATTGGAGTTAATTAATACTCCATCAATATAAGGCTCTTGTCCTGCCATTCCATCTAAGAACCATCCAGTTACAATCGTACCAGAAGAAAGTGCAGGAGTGTCATGAAATCCACCAAGACCAGAACCTGCAGTAACTGGCATAACCACATTTGCCATAGGCAACTGTTCGTCAGGAAGATCCTGAGTATTTGCAGAATGCAATCCAAAATATCTTATGCGATATCGATATCCCCATCCTTTTTGTTGTTCTGCTTCACTAAAAAGTTCGTCCTCAATATTTTCCTGCCAAGATACATCAGAAACTACTCTACCAAACCATCTTGGTACAGAAGAAACTGTATTTAAATCAAAATTTCCAGAATATTCACTCATCAGTCATCATACATACGGCATTCGAGAGCATCTGGATTTGAATCACAGTAGAGTTCCAAGGGAGTTGGATCGTGTTCATCATCAGGATGTCTTTCTTGATACTTTTTAAGAGCATCGAGTTCATCTTCCAAATGACGCCGACGTTGGCTGTTTGTATTGGGACTATCTAATTCGTCCTTATCATTATTAATGTGCTGCTGAAGTGTCCTATCCATTTGGAACACGATGTTAATTGTTATTATTTATTATCATTTATACTTATTTTCTCCCAATTGATTCTCTTACAAGATTGAGTCTTGTATAACATCCATTTTTTGTTATATGATTACACAAATCTGCAATCATATAAACTCCACTTACTTTTTGACTTACAAGTTTTGTGGGATTACTAGAAATCTCTGGGAAATCACAGTAAACTAAATCTCCAGCACGAAGATCGAAGTCTCCTGGAATTGCGATTGAAAGTTTAGTAGAGAAAAGATTATTATATCTCATATAAGATTGTCTTAAAATCTCATCATTATTATAGTTTATCTCTTTTGATTTTGGAAGTTGAGACTTTAAATCTTTTCCTTCAACCAAAGCACCTTGGTCATCAAATTTAAAAGATCTTCTTGATGTTTTATTTTGGATATCTAAGTCTTTTGCAATTACAGGTTGTTCTTTTCCACCAATATTATTTTCTTTAAATTGTTCTTTAGAATCAAAATCATTCTTACGATATTTACTTTGATAAGTGTTTACTGCATTAAGTTCTGATTTTAATTGAGATCCTGTAGTTAATATATTTTTAAGATCCAAAGAACTCTCAAAGGAATATTGTAAAATTTTTGCATCATAAGTTGGTGGAATTTCTCCGATTATATTATTAAATATCAATCTCCTTTTTGGTTTTTGCTCAAACAGTTTATCAATTGACTTGAATTTATATCCCTCATAAGTTTCATAAAAGAAAAATCCTGCAAGTTTTCCTTTTGAGTCTGCAACATCAGGTACAGATCTTGGTGCTAACCATGCAGATTTATAAAAAGGTTTTTCAACATTCCCAATAAAACTTAGATTGTTTAGTGTAGTATCAATATCAATTTCTTTTTGTGTCTTTAAAACCTCTGTTAAAATTTTATTTACTGAATCGGATATTTTTCCATCATATCTTTTTTTAACCCGATATTCCACTAACTCATTATCAATTGCTTCCTTAGTGAAAAGATCGACTGTAAATGTGACTTTGTTTGTTGTACTTACGGTTTGTCTTGGTTCTTTAATTCGCAAGTGCTTAGAACCAAGAAGTGAGAGTGTTTTATCATATCCATCAGTCATCTTAAGTTCAACTTTTTCACCTACAGTAAGTTTAAGACCTTCCTCTTCAGTAACTGCAGAACCTTCTTCTTTTCGATATCCAGTATCTGCAAATGTTGCATTAACTCTAATAGTAGGATCTAAAATACTCTCATAATAATTAAGTTCAACAATACCCCCCGACATATCAACTTTAGGTCTACCATAATTTGAATAAAATTCAAATAAATCAATTTGGGCTTGGCCGCCTTGTGCTGCAATATTTGCTGGCATTTTATCCTCTACTTAAACTTAAATCAGGCATACTACTATTTACTGGAATTGGAACTATCATCGGAAAGTCAATTGATTTTGAAGATGATGGTTTCTCAATATATTGAATCATTGGTTGAATTGCAATCATCATTCCAGATCCTGGAGTCTCATAAGAAGCAAATGAGTTTGGTATTGTGCGATTTGGTTTTGATGGTGCTATGAGACCACCATCTTGTAATTTTCCTTGTACTTGTATTCCACTTTGTCTTAATTGTTCTGCTGTGGAAGGTCTACCCCCAATTTGTGTTGGTTTTTGTGGAGAATTTGATGCCTGACTTTGGGCACTATTATATCTTTGCTTTTCTTCTGGAGTCCACTTTTTAGCTTTCCATATTCCCTTTTCTATAATACCTTCTTTTCCTCCTTTCATAGCTAATTTATATGTTATCGATGGTTTAACATTATCACCAAACAAGAAAGTTTTATCCGCTTTTGAATTTAAAGTTTGCCAATTGGATACCGTATTTCCATTAGGATCATCATATTCAAAGTGTAAATGTGAACCAGTTGACCCCCCTGTACTACCAACAGTTCCAATCACACTTCCTGCTTTTACTTTACTCCCAACACCAACTTTTCTATCAGATAAATGCGCGTATATTGATTTTGATCTATCAGAATGTTGAATCTCGATCAAGTTTCCATATCCACTAGTCATCGAACCATTAACCTCAGATCTAGTAACCACCCCATCTCTAGTAATAGTAATAGGAGTTCCATCCGGCATAGGATAATCATTTCCAGAATGCATTTTCCATTCACCAGTTATTGGATGTTTTCTATCACCCGCTTTAGAACCAAGTTTTGTACTTGGTAGTACTCCACCAGTAAAAGAAGAAGAACTTTCACCTTCTCTAAATTTTGCAGTTCCGTCAGGTGCTTTTGGAACCTTTGATAGATATTCTCTATGCTTTTTGGGACCAGTACTACTTTGAATATATTCTGCAGGTCTTTCCCACTTTCTCATCCACCAGTCGGCAGCTTCTTCCGATGAAGAAAACTTTTTAGAAAGATATTCTTGTCCAGGTTCTCCGGGTTCTTTTAAAGCATAATCTACTTGTGCCTTCCAATTTTTTTCCCAATCCGGAACTGCTCTCAAAAATGCTTCTTTTCTTCCCGCAGAAGAATATTGAAATAAACCAATTCCAGGTCCATCAGGTTGTTTTGCATCTACTCTGAATCCACTTTCTCTAAAAATATTAGCCATAATTCCAAGTGCCTGAGCGTCACTCATTTTTTTCTCATTAATTAAATACTCATAAATTTCTTTCTGTATTCCTGATGGTGCATATCCACCATATTCTCCACCAGAAGTTCCAGTAAAACCATTACCAGGGCCCTGCATATCATCCTTAGTAGTGTCTTTCTTCAACATCAATTCTTTTTCAATACTCTGAATTGCCTCATTAACTCTTTGATCAATTGTAGGACCAATAAGTTTTGCAAGTAAATCACCGGTACTCATATCTCCATAAGATCCTCTCAATTCTCTTGAAGGAACTGTACCTCCTTCAGCAAATCCTCTGATTTGAGACATCAAGGAACTCATACTCTTATTTGTTCTTTGATTTGCAAGAGTATCTGCAACATAACCAATACTATCAAAGAATGCCTTAAAAACTTTTTTATCTGGTTTTTGTCCTAACGCCATATCAATACCAGAACTCATCACACCAAGAATTCCTTTTGCAAGAGTTTCGTCAGACTTTAATGTACCCGACATTTTCTTGAGAGTATCAAAGGCAGTTAGATCCTTTTTTTCTCCATCAAATAAAGTTGATAACCAACCTCCAGAAGGTCTTGTATATTTCTTACTTTCATCTTGCGGTTTTGCATAAAATTCTTTTATTTTCTTTTCTCCACCAACATCTTTACCTGGTTGAGTTTTAGGTAGAGAAACTCTTGGTGGTTTTTTTCTTGTTGGAGTAATTGATCTTCTTGATGGACCACCAACTGGTCTTCCACCTCTTGTAGTTCCACCACCTTGATATCTACGAACAACTCTTCCTCCACCAGAAAACATCGGAAGCCAAGGAGCATAAGTTTCTTTTATTACCTTTCCAATATCACGAATCAAAAGTAAAATATCAATACCAATACTGACTCCACCAAAAATAGCAGCAGCAGGAACACCAACTCCAGTTAATGCAAGAATCGCAGTAATCGTATCAAGGCCTGCAGATACTGATGCTAATGCTCCACCAATATTATCTCCCGATTTAAACCTTGCTGCTGCGTCAGCTGCTCCAACTGCTGCACCAAGACCAGGAACTGCCGCGCCAGCAAACTTACTTAAAGGACCTTTAAGTTTTGCAAATGGTCCTTTGAATAAATTATTCCACCATCCAGGAACTTTACCACCTTTTCCAGTTGTTACTTTCGGTTTTCCTGTTGGTTTCTTTCCACCTCTACCTTCAGTTACTTTTGGTTTTCCTCCTTTTTTACCTTTCTGTGGTTCAGGTGCGCTTTTCTTTCTCCACTTATTATACTCGTCAACCGCAGCACCACCAATATCAGCAGCAAGAACACCTACAATAATCGAAGCATTTACAAAAGTATTAAATTGTTTTTCTAACTTATCAAATTCAGTTTGATAATTACCACCTACTCCTGCCTTTGCGCTTGCGATGAATCCTAATGTTTTTTCTTTTAAGTCTCCACCAAACTTCACGAGACTCATAAACCCATCAAAGAGTTTACCAAACAATCCTTCACCAAACTTATAAATTCCACCTACGATTTTTGCAAACCCTTCAAGTTTTGGTAGAAACTCAAGTATCTTTGGAAGCAACCATCCAAGAGCAGTAAAGAATAAAAATCTCTTTACACGATCAAGAAATCCTAAAGAAGGTGCAGATATTCCGGGAAGTCTTAATCCTTTTGATTGTGGTGTTTCTAGTTTCTTTTCTGCAGCATCAAAATCTTGTTTTTCTTTTTCTTTTCTTTTAACCTCTGCTTTCTTTTGAGATACAATTAAATCTGACTTTAAGAACTTTTCAATATTAACTAACTTACCACCAACATCATTACTCTTAACTATTGCTACACTCTTTTTATTAATATTAATTGGAGAAATTAGTCCAGACTTTCCAACTTTTGTAATTGCCGTAGACTTTGCTGATGGAAGTAGTTTAGAAGGATTTGTAATTTTTGCCATCTACTTATCCTCTCAGACCGTAGATTGATGCATACTCTGCTCTATTATTACTTGGAGCAACTGCAGAAAAATTAGGAACTTCAGATGCACCAGCAAGTCCTGCTGCTCTTGGTCTTGATGATCCACCTCCAGATGCAACCATAGGTGGTAGAGTCATCATACCGTTCATTCCCGATCCACCAAAAGTTTTGTATGGAGTAATTGATCTATATCCTCTTCTTGCTGCTTCTGAATTTGGATCCAGTTTAGCCTGAATTAAATTTGCAATCTCAGATGCTCCTCTTTCAGTTGCTTGTTTAGTAAAAATATATTTGGATTCACCTGGTTGAACTGCAACATTAATTAATTGTCTATCGGCTGTCGCTCCAGGAATATTCATTCCAGTATTTTCCTTAATTTCTCCACCTCGCATAAATGGAAGCATAGATGGCATAAAGTTAAGAGCAGTACCTAGTGTTTTCATTATGCCTAAAGATTTTTTCTTTGCTTTTGGTTTTGCAGGTGCTTCTAGGTTTAACGCGCCGGAGTTGAGTTTCTCTCTATATTGATTGAACCTAGAAACTCTATCTTCATATCCATTAATTCCTTTTGGACTGGAAGCAGATGGATTGTTTATTGCTCTAGATGCAGAAAAAACATCATTCCAATTATTACCAACTGCAGGTCTTACATTTTCTTTCCAATACATCACAGCAATTTTTGCAGCAATATCACTATTTGTTGCAAGATCTGGATTATTTACCAAATCAATTCCCAATTTATCTCCATACTTTTTATAATTATAATCGTGAGTTAATTGGATATATCCTCTACCTTTGTATTTTTTTCCACCACTATAACTGCTACTTCCACCACCAAGTTCAGTACTCCACTTATATCCTCCAGTTTCGTGAGACATTTGAGATAAGAAAGATGCTAATTCTAATCCCTTTATTCCAGCAGAGTTGGCGGCTTTTATTAAAGGAAGATCTCCAAACTTGGAAGTTCCAGATAATGGTGATTTTGGTTTTCCTACCATTCCTCCAATATTAAATCTTGGTATCATTCCGCCAAGATTAAATCCCCCACCAAATCCAGGAAATCTAAGATTACTCATATTCACGGATCCTGGTTTTCTTCCCGCAAGATATTGTGGTATGTTTAATGGTTGCCCAGTACGTCTATCAACATATCTTTGTCCAATATCTTGTTGATCTTTTTCTGTGAGAATTGCTTCTCCAGTTTTTGCAGCAATCAGAGTATCGTCAGATCCAGCACCAGCAATTGGAACTCCTTGTGAGAAATCCATTCCACCATATGGATTAAATCCTCCCATTTTAAAACTAGGAATCATTCCCCCAAAATTAAATTTTGGAACCCGAGTATCTTGTGCTTTATCTACAGATTTTTGTGCTTCATTAAGTTCTGGATTTGTTTTTGGAATTAATCCTGACTCTGGTGTTTCTTTATCTGTAAATAAATTTCCAATCTCTCTACTTACTAAAGGTGCTGCAGCAAGTGCTAAGAACGCAAGTTTTTTATTTTTTCTTATGAACCCAAATATTTTTGGAATATTCATTCCAATCGCAATAATCATTCGGGTAACGCCTTTCAGCAGTCCACGAACTAATTTTCCAAAACCAGTTCCAAATAAAATATAAAGTCCAGCAAGTGCAGGCCAGTGATCCGATAAGAATTCTATAAAAGAATTAAACTTATTTTGATTTCCTTTATTACTCATCCACTCCATAAAGGAAGTAAATCCTCTTCCTAGTAAAGTGAAAAATATGAATTTAAAAATACGATCAATAATTGCCTGAAAAGGTGAAAGTAATTTTTTAGTGGTGGATACTATTGTACCTATTCCTTTTTTAAATCCTTCTAATGCAGATTCTTTTTTTCCTCTTCCTTCTGTTTCTTTATCTCTTCTTTCCTTATCAGATTGTTTCTGATCAAATTTAAATTTAGAACTTAAAATAGTTAAAATTGAATCTAAAGTATTTTTAATACCATCAGTTTCAAAATTAGAAGATACTGATATTGCATTTGTGGTTGATGCAAGTTTTCCTTTCTGCGCTTTTATAATTGCTGCAGAAGATGGAAGTTTTTTTTGTCCGGGAATACTAGAAGTCTTAGTAAAACTAACTTTTGTTTTTGCTTTTTTAACCTTGAATCTAAGACCTTTATCTTTTAAGGTACGAACTCTTTTAAATTCATTTCTTAAAAGTTCATCTTCTTCTCTTGGAAGTTCCTTTCCCGCAAGTCTTGCTATCGCTAACTTCTTTTTAATAATATCGTGATATGTTTGATAATCTAATTCGACGCCAACATTTAATCCAAGTAACCTGAGAATTACTTCATCAATTGATTCAGATTTTACTTTGTTACTTGGATTACTAACCATTGGCTCTTTGCTGTGCCCGTTGTTCTTCTTCTTCCAGATGCTGTTTTAGTAAAATCACATAAATGTCCCTTTCCCAAGGTATCATATTTTCAATCTCTGTTAATGAATATTTATGATACTGCATTAAGGAAAAATTTAACTTGAAGTAACTCTCCAAGTCCATATGACTCATTCCTATGCGAAAAAACTTGATAACCCTTCTAGAACAACTTCACTTTCAACTTCTGTCTTTGGATTTTTAACTTTAATTGTATGAGAAAGTTTAGGCATCGTTTCAAAGAACTTTTCAATTTCTTTGAATTGTGATGAGTTCATTTGATCTAAAAACTCCATTAATTCTTTCTTAGTTACATCTGCTGCAACCCAGACTTCATCCTCAGTATAAATTTTATCTACACAAGAACCAATCAATTCAAATGATTGATCCATCGTACCATCAGCAGAAAGATCAAAGTTACTCTTAATAAACTGTTCTAATGATGGATACTTCATCTCCATCACGATTGAATCATCAAGTTTAATTCTATTATTATGTTCTGAATTTTTTTGAACTTGAATATCATCTACAAGAATCTTAACAGGAACAGTAGTCTCTCCATCATCCGGACAGATGATATTCACTTCAATCTCTTCTCCAACTGACTTACCGCGAATGTTGAGAAAGAGATATTCAATATCAAAAGTAGGAAGAGACTCTACTTTAATTCCTTTAGTCTCAATACAATTTTTAATGACTGTTTTGATCGCGGTAGTAATCTGTTTGGTATCTTCAGATTCTAATGCAATCACTAATAGTTTTTCTTCTTTTACTAGAAAGGGTCTGTATTTGATTGTTTGTCCAGTTGAAGGCAACTCAAGTTCATAAGTTGGTGTAGAAATCTTAGGTAAAGGCATAATGTCCTATAGAAACTTCAGTATGTTTATTTATCAGTCTATTTCAACGAATCCATCAGACCCAACTGGAAGGCCAGAACCTCCCTCCGGTACATTAAAAAATCCATCAGATCCAACTGAAAGTCCACCCCCTCCGCCGGGAATATTAACGAATCCATCAGCGCCAATAGGAGGAATACCAGTTGCTGTTGTTTGTCCTGGTTGCATAGGTTTTTCAACTGCAACGGAGTTTCTTACATAACGAATAAAGGAAAATGAAACAGTGCATTTTAATAATTGAGAGGACTCATAAGAAACTGGTATTGAATTGATACTTAAAGGATACGCACGAATGAATTTATATTCTAATGCTGAACCAACATAATCTCTCTCAAACTTTGTTATGTATAATGCATCAGTCTGATAATCATCTGGAAAATTTACACGATAAAAATAGTTTCTATTTTCCAAATCCTCTGCATTATTTTCACCGACACAATAAGAAATCCACCTTTCAAAAAAGTTTATAATTCCATAGTTTTTATCTACATAAAAAGTAAAATCAATGCGGTCGTCATACTGCCTTCTATATGCGGGTCTTTCCGTGACTCCAGTGTGATCATCAGTAATCTCATTTGTCATCAAAGAAGCACCAGGAAGTGATGCTTCAGAACAAGACAATTCAATTAGTTCTTGATTTTTTCTTGCATTATAATCAGATCCAGGAAATCTTCCTTCACCCTGCTTAAGAAATGCTGCAGTGGCCGCTGGGGGTTGAAATCTACAAACATAATGAGAAGTTAATGCCGGTCTTAATAACTTCTGTTTTATCTCAAAGTTTTTAACTACAGTTGGTCCTGCCATCTATAAATACTTTTACTGATATATTATGTATGCTGGAAAATGGCAGAAAGTATTAAGAGTATATACAAACCATCTCATCCAGAAAAATATCAAGGTGATGCATCAAACATCATTTGCAGAAGTAGTTGGGAGAGACGCTTTTGTTATTATTGTGACCATAATCCAAGCATAGTATCTTGGGCATCGGAAGAATTTTGCATCTCTTACGTGTCTCCAGTTGATAACCGAGTTCATAGATACTTTCCAGATTATCTTATTAAAGTAAAAGAGGAATCTGGAAGAATTAAGACTTATGTAATTGAAGTCAAACCTAAGAAACAAACAGTTCCACCAAAGCAAAGATCAAGAGTGACGAAATCATACTTGCACGAATGTAAAACTTATGCAGTCAATCAAGCAAAGTGGAAAGCAGCACAAGAATGGTGTGCCGATAGAATGTTAGAGTTCAAAGTCATTACAGAAGATGAATTAGGTATCAAATAATGGCAGAGGGTTTTGGGCAATACGCAGAAAAAGCATCAACAACTATAAGAGTCAGAGAACTCAAAAGAAAAATTGCTCAAAGTGGAACCAGCGACCCAGAAGATTTAATGTTAATGATAATGGATGCATTAAAAGAAGAAGTATTATATCCAGAACCAGGAAAGTTTTATACATTCATTTATAACCCAAAGACACCAGAAATTGAATACGACCAACATCCTTTGATTGCTTGTACTGAACTCCAGAAGTGGGGATTCAAAGCAATCAATTTTCATTGGAGAGAATCAAGGCAATATACCTGGGAAGAAGTTGCAGGAAAACTTCACGTCGTTAAGTATAATGAGTTGGATGAGTTACTCTCTATACCTTATGCAAAATTCCGTCTAAATAAATAAAAACTCTCTCATAAATGTCTCATACTCTACAAACAATTGAGATGATTATTCCTTCAGTAAATGGAGGAGAGTTCTGATGTCTCAAAAAACAATAGAGAGTAATCAATCCGGTCCAAAATTACCAGGAGCAACAACTCCACTTTTTATAAAAACAAAGACTACATTTATTCCAGATGTAAATGGAAATCCAATCGCAAACACAACAAAAACAGAACTATTATATACTCCTAACGGAAGTCAATTTTTTGTAGCTGCAACTTCAACAAAAGGAGGAGCTGCAGGATCTTGGGAATTGAAAAAATATACACCTGCCGAAATATTTGAAACTGGTATCTCACAGTATGCACAACCTGATGGAACAATTCTAGGACCTACAGCAGCTATATCATTAAACACTTCTGGTGGAATAATGTATCAAGCTGCTCAAAATTCAATAAAGCAAGCGGCGACTTCCAATGGAATTGTCGGTGGATATCAAAAACCACTAGCAAGTAGTTTACAAAATACCGCCATTCCAGGTTCAAATCCTCAACCACAAGCACCTCAACAAGGTGGAGCAAATGGACCAGCACCAGCACAACCAGTATTACCGACACCAGGAGAAAGTGTAGGTGATTTAAAGACTATAGATGTTCCATTAGAAGCAGCACAATTATCCATAGCACCTACTTCAGGATTAAGATATCCGAAGGAAATGAAAACTGAGCAAGATAAAATTAAATTTCAAGCTGTTAAAATAAAACCAAGAGCAGCATCAGGTACGGGATCACAATTTTCATTTGGATCTCCTGAATATGATATTGTTGATGGACCAGTTTGCTTATCAATTCAATCTCCAATTAATGATCAAAATTCTGTTGATTGGGGTCCAGACAGTGTAAGTGCAATTGATGCTGCAATATTTAATTTATCATATACTGCTATGGGTCCAGATGGAACACCTGGAGCAGATGTAGAAAGTCAAATTAAAAACGCATATAAAGAATTTATAACTCAAAGTGATAGAGTTAAAAGATATCTTGCAGGGCAAGCAGCAAGTCTTAACAATGTTTTGGCGAGAACTGATAACGTTATTCTCAATCCAAACCTTGAACTTCTTTTCCAAGCACCTCAATTAAGACCTTTTACCTTTACTTTTAAAATGTCTGCGAGAAATCAACCAGAAGCAAATGATATCAAAAAAATTATCAAATACTTTAAATATCATATGGCGGTTAGAAAAGAGAAAGGAATTTTTCTAAGAGCTCCTCACGTTTTTACGATAAGATATTTGAAAGGTGAAACAGAAAATCATCCAGGAATTAATTTAATTAGTCCAAATCCTACAACAAAAGCTTGTGCTCTTACAAACTGTTCTGTTGATTACACTCCACTTGGATCTTATATGACTTATAATGATGGAACCATGGTTTCTTATACTTTAAATTTACAGTTTCAAGAAATCACTCCAGTTTATGATACTGATTACGATGGTCATCCAATAGGTTACTAAAATGACTAAACCATACTTCAGACAAGTACCAAACTTTGATTATGTCTCCAGAAATCCAGGAGACAAATATATCTCTGAGTATATTCCAGTTAAAAATCTTTTTAAGCGTGGAAAGTTAAGAGAAGATATTTTTGGCGACTTAGCATTTTTTGAGAAGTATTCAATTATTGGTGACGAGAGACCTGATAATGTTGCTAATAAGTTTTATGAAGACTCCACATTAGATTGGGTAGTTCTTCTTTCTAACAACATTTTGAATATTCAATCAGAGTGGCCTATGACTCAAGATACCTTTGATAAGGTGATGCTAGAAAAGTATGGTTCTTATGAAAACTTATATTCTGGGGTTCATCATTATGAAACAGAAGAAATTAGGAATTCGTTGGGCATTACAGTTCTTAAAAATGGTTTGAGAATATCTCAAAATTGGAAGACTAATGGAAACTTTATAGAGACTATTAATTCAATTATTAACTCAATAGCAGCAACTCAAGATGGCGGAGTTACTCCGAGCAAAACTGTAAGTGTTTTTATGAGAGATAATATTCCAGCATCTGTGGGAGATCAGATTACAATTGATGGAGTTTCTGAAAGAGAATATAACGGAAAACATATTATTACTGAAATATCTGGAAGTTATTTTACTTATGAACTTCCAGATATTCCAAATATTCTTATTCCGGCAATTTCTACTTCTGGAAAAGAACAAGTTAATTATACATTATTGGAAAATTCTTTAATTAGCAGTCTCACCAATCCACGATATTATGAATTCTGGGATGATGGTCTCGGATATTCTGTTCAGATTCCTTCAACTTCTTTTGTGAAACCAATAACAAATTATGAATATGAAAAGCAAATAGAAGAGGATAAGAGAAATATTTTTGTGCTCAAACCAAGATACTTAAATGTAGTGTTTAATGATATGGACGATATTATGCCATATAAAAAAGGGTCTCAACAATATGTGTCTGAGACCCTTAAGAGAGGAGATAATATTAGACTTTATACTTGATCACTCTTCAGCCAATTTTTGGAAATATGAGAGTGCATCATCTTCATCTTCATCATCCGAAGTGATCTTGGGAAGTGAAGGAGACTTGGAGCGATTGTAAGAATCCTCAAGTTCTTCCATTACTTTATCTTCACGACTTACAGGTTTGCTGTAAGATTCATATTCATCTTCCTGCTCTACCACAGCACGAGACTGTGTGGGAGTTGTAGTACCACCCAGACCAAGAACCATATTCATACGACGCTCAAGATCTTCATAAGACTTGAATTGGTCAGGTGCAGTAATTGCAGATAGAGAATACTCTTTCTTCCACAGTGCTTCCAGAGCATCATCATCGTCCAGTAGAGGACCTACGCGATCAAATTCAGACTTATCATAATTCCAATAACCATCTTTCTTTACGATTTTGATTTTGAAATTAGCACCCTGCCAGAAGTCAAAAGGATTGATAGGATCTTCATCATCAAACTCTGGTTGCATAGCATTCAGAATCTTATCAAAGATTTTCTTACCATACTTGAAAAGAAATACTTTACCTTCGTTTGCAGGATTAGCAGGATCCTTTACAACGTAGATATTGGAGTAGTAAGAAAGCTTACGCTTTTGCTTACGAACAGTCTCTTTATCTTTTTCGTTACCACTATTCCAGAGACCACGATTGTACTCTGAGACAGGATCCTTCTGACCAATAGTAGTCAGAGAATTTTCAATAAACCATCCACCAGGACCTTGGAAAGCGTGAGAATACATCTTTACCCAAGGAAGTTCTTCACCATCAGGAGCGGGAAGAAAGCGAATAGTTGCAGAACCAACACCAGTTTTATCCATCTCTGGTTTCCAGAGACGATCATCAGCACCACTATTGGTGGTATTATTCATCTTCTCAACCTGTTTCACCAGTTTTTCAGTCAGTGAACCAAGAGAAGATTGTTTTTTAAGATTTTGAAAACTCATTTAAATTACCTTTGATTAATTGGATTTGGCATTTGTGACTTTGCTTAATGGATCGTCCAGCCAAACTTATTCTACAGGTCGGAACCAGTTTTGTCAATCTGTTCTTTCATCACTTCAAGCATCTTAGACATATTGTTAAGAATGATATTCATATCAGTTCCAGGAGGCATACCCATCATAATTGCAGAATGCATAATACGTTCCTTCATTTCAATTGCTTCAGGATCATCAGATAAACTCATTCTTGTATAAAGAACTTTTTGTTTATCTAAAAGACGCTCCATTAATTCAACGTGTCTTATTCTTTCCTCTTTTTTCATAGAAGGAAACTTAAAGACACTCCCATAAACTTCTTCTTGAAGTTCAGAAATCTCAGCCATTTCTGCACGAACCATTTCAGAATCAAAGAAACTCATTTCTCTCCCAGAATTACTTCTTTTAATATTTTTTTAAATTTAAATACGTCAATATTTAGAAAGGAATTGTACTTTCTTATTCTACGACTGACGGTTTCCCACACTGGATCTTGTAGTTTCTTATCAAAGTCCTTACTAAACATAAAGATTTTATCGTAGATTACCAGAGTCTCTAAACTTACTTTACCAGTTAGAAACTTTTTAAGTAGTGGTGGGTGACCTTTAGAGCATTTAAAAACTTCATCAAACTTATTTTCTTCAAAGAGAGATTGTGATTCTTCCTTAAAAAGATAAGATAGTGATTGAATTTTTTTCTGCCAGTTCTGATATCTTTCTTCTCCATCCTTCATCACCTCACCAATCCAGAGTGTTTCTGGGTCTTGACAAGAAACAAAGTTTGCAACAAAGAAGTCTTCTACTTCTTTTTCATCTCTTTGTCTTGACATCTTCTCAAAGAAAAATCTATCCTTCCGTTTATAAAAAGATTGAAGACTCGCTCTGGTTTTTTTATTGTACTTATGATAGTCGTAAGAGTCTTTTGTAAAATGATTTTTTAATGCAAGATAAGTTTTATAGCAGTCAAATGGCATCATTCAAAAAATTAATTTAGCACGGGAAGTTTTCTTAAGAAAATTGAGTTCCATCGCCTCATACTTAATTTTTTCTTTTAGTGGTTTTGAAATGAGTTTTGGAACTGATTCCAAATCAATATTGTTTTGCTCGCAGAAATAAATGATCGCATCAATATAATTCATTTCAATATTAATTTGCACAAGATTTTCAATTTCTTGTGCAAATTTAGATGGACAGAAAAACTTATTTTCTAGTGCTTTCTCTAATTCATTCTCCATCTGGCCTAATATTGTGATGTACAAATTCTTTAATGTAACGAACTAATAACTTAATATAATCCCCTTTGTTTCTTTTGTCAAATACTTTGACTTCTCCTCCAGGCGTTACCATAATTGTAATAAGTTTGACTGAAGGAATTTTTGTCAGTTCATAGTAAGCAGTAGCATAAAACATTTCCTGAACAAAGTAATTTTCAAGCCATTCTTCTGGTTTAATTTTTTCAGAAGTTTTAAAGTCTATGACTGCAAGTTCTCCCTCGTATTCTCCAATACAATCAACTCTTCCAGCAAGTCCAAGATATTCAGAATAAAGAGTTCTTTCAATTGCGTGAATATTATTTATCTTATCAAGATAAGGTTTAGCGTGATGAAACATAATCTTTGTAATTGGTTGGTAGTTATTCCAATCCAATTCTTTGTTTTCCAAATAATCCTGACAGGCTTGGTGGAAATCAGTTCCTCTTGCAGTTGCTCTTTTAGTGATCCGATTTGCCTCTTCAAGACCTACTCTTTTTCTCCACTTAATAAAAATCTCACGATTATAAAACGAAGTCACAGAAGTAATTGAAGGCACCCACTGACCATTTGGAAGATTGTACAGTCGGATGCCGTTGGTTTCTTTCTTTTCTAATTCAAGATCACCCAAATAATTATGATGAATAAATGTCATAAACCACTTTCTATTTTTGCGAGAATATATTCTTTCACGAATCCAGAGCGAACAATATCTTCAACACCAAATTCAATAATATCAATTGAAGGCATATTACGAAGAATTTTCATAAAATCAACGATACCATTTTTTTCATTTGACTTAATCAAATCAGATTGAGTTGCGTCGCCACAGAACATAATTTTTGAGTTTTCACCTACACGAGTGATGATGGAATCTAACTCGTGGAAGTTAAGATTCTGAAATTCATCTACAATGACAATTGCATTATCCAGGGTAGTTCCACGAATAAAAGAAGTACTCCAAAAACTAATCGTTCCTTGAGTTTTCAGATTTCCATAGAGCATCTCAAAGTCAGCATCTGAAGGAAGTTGGAACATAAACTTTACCATATTCTTATAAGGAATTTGATAAAGACTTGATTTATCTTCGTGATCTCCTGGAAGAAATCCAATCTCACGAGTAGCAACAAGAGACCTTACAATATAAATTTTTTCATATGGCGACCTTTCATCGAGAACATCTTGAAGTGCATTATAGAGTGTGATAAAAGTTTTACCAGTACCTGCACATCCATAAGCAACGATGTTTTGATTTGACTCGTATGCTTTATAAAGTAATTCTTGATTGTCAGTAAGAGGTTCAATCTCTCTCATTAATTCGGAGTTAATTGGTTTCTTACGTTTTGCTTGTTTTGCGGTAAGACCAACTCCGATTGGTTGTTCATTCGTCGTTCTTTTTCTTCTTGCCATATAAAATTAAATTAGATTTTTTTAACTTTTGAGCCAGGCATTTTTCCGGCACGATCTAGTACATCATTCCATCCTGGATGTTTGTTGGCAAGTTTATTTTGCCACTCTCCGAGTTCTCCTGGAGTTGCACATCCTTCACTCCAATCGCGTTTCCAATCCGGATTCTCAACATACCACTGAGTGATATCGTGAACACTCATTTCAACGACTTTCTTCTCGCCAGTTTCTTTATGAATAATTGGATAGATTGCCAAAGTTATTTCTCCATAGTGTGTAAGGATATTTATTCGAGCGTGATAGACGGTGCATCATCACATTCAACACAGTCAATACATTCATCCATATCAGGATTACTCTTAAGAAATTCTTGAAACTTCTCTTCAGTTACAAAAACCTTAAAAATGTGACCAGTAAGATGGTCTTTAATGCAATAACTTTTCATAAAACTCAGGGGCTAAGTCTTGCCTTATGTAGACGCTTCTCTTCATAATAACTAAAGATCTCAGGAACCCACGCTTTCATTACAGGAACCATTCCTTCACAAAGTGCTTGAATCTCTACTTGAGCATCTAGTTTTGCTCTTAGGTCTAGGAAGTGTAGTGCAGCACGAAGAGAGAATGAGACTACAAAGTTCTGACGAATATTCTGGGGAAGATAATCACGAAGATGTTCTTCCGCCATACCACGCTTCTCATAGCCCTCTGCATACCTCTCAGATGCCGATAGACAGAACTTTAACTGCCTTTCGTAATCTTCCCTCGTCCATTCATACTTGTGCCCTTTACGGTCCAGGTAGAGACCTTCTGGACGCACATAATAAACCTCTTCTGGTTTCAGTTCACCCTTGGCAACCTTCAGTACACGACGACCGGTATAACGCTGAGATTGAACATCAAAACTTACACCAACACGATGAGTTCTTGCCTGAACAATTACGTTGTGAACAAATCCAACACAATCTAAAGTAATTGCAGGATGTTCTAGTGGACCCCAATGACCTCTCTCATTTGCAAGCAGTTGTTCAATGACCCATTTACCACAATCCTTTTCTCCAGGAGTCATTTTGGTATGAATGGGATCTTCCGAATAGTCATTCTTACCTGCTTGATAAACAAGAGTTTGGGGAAGTTGCGTCTGACGAATCATCACAACTTTCATATGTTGGTCTAATTCAAGAAGGTCTTTTGCTTTAATTGGTTTCATCAATCCTCTTCCTCGTAAAATTCAATATCATCATCAACCAAATATGGAGCAACCTCCTCATAATTCAAAGAAGGAGGTTCTTTTAGTTCTTCCTTTAAGGAACGAACAAGTAATTCCATATTATGAATAATCAGTTTTACTTTTTCTCGGTTCATATTATTATAATACTTATTAGTATTCTACACAAAAAAAGGAAGGTTGTCAATCCTTCCTTTTAATCTTATGCAACTTGTGGTTGCTTTGCCATATTCAATTGTGCAATATGAAGTAGTTTTTCTTTCTTATCTTTTTTCTTTAGATAACGAACAAAATAAGTATTCATTTTTCTACCTCCTTCACAAACTTAACACCACGATAGGTCTCATTATATTGTTGAGGTTGTTGCTGAGCCTGCTGCTGCTGGCGGCGAATTTCGGTGTCATATTCAACACCGCGATAAACGACTTTAGACATTAGGGTTCTCCTTAGTTTTGAGTTAAAGAGCGTTCCTTCAGTCGGCGTTTGCGTTCGCTATTTGCGAATAGCGAATGAACGATCCGTTCCGCGTCGGCTTACTTCCGTCACATAATGTGATGAACGATATTATTATTTACCGGAAACTTTTGTATCTTTTGTTACCGTTCGATATAACTTAATGTATGATTGGTTGCAGATAACTGCTGAATGATTATATCACATCCAATCTTCGGTTGGCAATCGCCACAAGTATAAACATCTACCGCTGCTTTGCCCTCTTCAGGCCACGTATGAATGCTAATATGACTCTCTGAAAGTAAACATAAAACAGTAACTCCCTGAGGATCAAACTTTTTTGATATTGTTTGAACCACAGTAGCACCGCTTGCTGCTGCTGCGTTTTCTAATAAGTCTATAAGACAACGCTCGTCGTCCAAAAGGACAAACGAGCAACCGTACAGGTTTAAAAGATAATGCTTACCCATTAGTCTACAGAGTTTTCCTCTGCTTCTTTAATCAATTGACTGACATAATTTTCAGTACCATCCATTGTCTTAACTGTAAACAAAGGAGACTTCATATACTTTTTAATTTTTTTATACTTCTTTAAAAGTTTATCAACTTCATTATCGTCAATTACAACTACTGCCTTACCATCTTTAAGTTTTTCGCCACCAAATCCTGCACTCATTTTCTTTTCTTTTTCTCTGGTTGTTTATATCCCCAAACTCTTGGGTTCGCTCTACCATATCCAAAATCAATTTTTTGAATTGCATCAGATCCGTATTGGTCGTAATACATATCAAAAATACGAACTCTTGATCCTCTTACAAGATCTATATGACTTTCCCCACATACAGTATACCAAATCAAATAGGCATCATTTGGGAATGAAGTATCCTTTGCCTTTTCAAGAGTAGTTTTTTCTAAGAGAACTTCACATCCATACTCGTGGGGCAGAACTTGTTTTTCTCTTTTTGAAGATTCTGCCATTTTTTCTTTTTCTCCAACAACTACTGCCATCAACGGTTACCCCACTGAATATCAGAATATGCTTCCTTTACATTATCAAAAGATATCTTATATTTATCGGTTAGTTTCTTGTCTTTTGTAAGAATTAATACCTCTGCTTCTTTTGGATGAAGTCCTCTCAGAAGATTAATAAACATCATCTCTCTACGAATCGTTGTAAGACTATCGTTTCCACCTCTTACATAATGATAAAGATTTTGATATTCTCTACGAAGTGATGTTTTACCTCTACCATCAAGATCTTGTCCTGTAGCTAATTCACCACCCTCTGCTTCCTTTCTCAAGTTTTCAGAAAGAGTTCCCGAATAAACAGACTGCTCATCTGCATTTCCATAAGGAACATCTCCTTCAGGAAGAAGAGAAGTTACTGATTCGTCAAAGTTCCAAATAAAAATAGACTTCAGAGAATCGTGTTCATACGTTTTAAGGACTTCAATTTTTTTAGCATTACTTCTTTGTTTTGAAGCAAGTTCTAAAATTTCAAAAATAAATGGATTTGTTGGAAGAGTTTCAATCGGTTTTTCAATTGATGTCTTTCTTGTCTTCGTTGTAGTCATAAATTTCAATTGCAATATTATAGTTTAAGATATTTAGTGGTATTTTTTAATCCTCTTCTTCGTCTTCATCATCAAAGTATCCTTCCTCAAATCTAACAGCAACAACTTCATCTGGTATTACTTGTCCGTTTTCATCAAAGAATTCTGGATGCAAGTAAGGAGGTCTTGTTTCTAGCAAATGCCTATAAGTTAACCAACCAATTATACTTCCTACCATAAAAAAAAGCAACGTGAACATTACTGTGAATGCTATTACATATGCTGGTTCCATTTGTTTTCTCCAGAGAGTTTATTTTTTCTTAACGTCAAAGTGAAATTCAATAAAGAAATGAAACTCCCTTTGAAAGAGAGAAACCATTTTACCAAACTTCACTTGGAAAGTCTTTGGATTTAATGCTCTCTTCCTCCTATTGCGTAATAATAACTCAATTCCCCGATTAATTTCGGGTCCTGAGTTATTTAGTTTTCTTTTTTCGTCGTCCCCTTCTCTTATCATAGTTATACTTCCAGGCATCTTCTAGGATGCAGTGCAAATAGTTTCGTATTTTTCTTGCCTGAGGTTTTGGAATATGCCCATAGCCCTCACGAAGTTGTTTATGAATTTCGTCAGAACCACCTTCTAGATAATCATCAAGGTCCATTATAAGACTACTGATTTCATTTGCAGTCTTACTTTCAATGAACTCCTCTACTTCAAATTTTCGTACACTCTTAATTTTCAGGTAATCGTAAAATTTTAACACAAACTGTCCATTAAAAGCAAGATCAATTGCTTTCTCTACATCAAAATAAACTTCGTGAAATGTACTTTCCATTAAACCAAATTTTGCTCCTTTAGATATTGAACCGTATCCATACAACCACCAAGATGTTCTTGATCATTTAAAATTACCTGAGGAAAGGTAGACCCTTCTCCAAACTCTGCATAGAATCCATCACGATCAAAGTTTTCCCCAAGAGTATAAACTACGTGTTCAAGATTTGCCAACTCTAACACTTGTTTGATTTTAGTGCAATAAGGGCAACCGTGTTTTGAATAAACTGTAAATTTCATAGTAGTATGAGTATTGGAATTAAAATTATGAGTATTGAAATTAGAAATCCCCCAGCCGTTTCTAGCAGGGGGCGAATACTGTAAGAGTCCATCAATTAAATTTTATTGATATTTAGGGCGGTAGACGCTGTACTCAATATTATTAATCTGTTTTTGCCACTCAATAATATCAGACAATCTTTCTGTTGTAAAGAATGGTTGTTGTAAGTACCAATCATACCATTTTTGATGTCCCTTTGAGTGATTGCATTTTTTGCAAGCACATAAGACATTTGTAACCCTATCACTTCCACCTTTAGATCTTGGAACTATATGATCTAATGTAAGAACTTCATCACTCCCACAATATGCACATTCATAATTCCATCTTTCTTTAATTGATTGTCTCCATTTTCGTCTTGCTTCTGAACTTGAGATCGCTTCAAGATTAAATAAAAGTTCTTCTGAAGTGGAGTAAAGTGGCATTCGTAAGATGCGTACCGCAAATATTTAGAGTTCCTTATGACTCATCATACTTTAACAGGTTCTTGTTGTCCTTCTGGAAGTTTGATCTTATGGGGTTCCAATTGATTTACCTGACCAGCAGGCAATCCAAGTTGTCCAGGGAGTTGCTTATCTGTTGTTGAGGTTACATTAATCACCTGATCCATTATAAAACGATGACGACTGTAAGAGCGATAATGAGGATCAAATCCAACCATCATTATCGCATCATTAATATCCGCACAATGGCAGATAACTTTTCCTGTTCGATTGTCTGTTACAACCCAATATTCATTCATTCTCAGGTGCCTTTGATGAAACTACAGGATTACGACTACGATTTTTGATAACAACAAATGCATCATTTTGATAAGTTACAGATCCAAAAGGTTTTGCCCACTTTGGATTTGCATCGGGATGAGTTGCAGTTCCTGTAGCTGCAACTCCGCCAACTTCTACACGAATATCATCATCAATATTCCATCCCAAAGTTTCAATTGTAGTTGTGATTTGATTTAGTATATCGTCCATTATTTGTAGAAGTATTTCTATCAGTATAGAATACTTTTACTGACCTGTAAAGTCAAACCCACCAAGATCATCTGGATAATCAGGAACTTGAAAATCAATCAGAGGTTCTGGAACATCTGGAATATTTACATCGTCAGTATTCTGTGGTTCATACTCAAACTCTGGTCTTCCTCCACGATTATCATATTCATCGTTGAAAGAATGATCCTTCAAGAATTTATCTACAAGATCTCCAGTATTTGAACCTGGAGTTTGATCATTTTCAGCGTCATTATTAGGTCCTGAATTACCTGGAGCATCATCATCTCCGTTACCCCATCCATTATTTTGCCCTCTTTCAGGAACATCTCCTCCACCTCCTCCATTATCATTACCATTTCCAGGAGTATTATTTTGTCCTGATCCATCGTTCTTTGAGTCGCCTGGTGGTTGATTAGTTTCTGGGTCTTGCCCATCTTGATGATTTCCTTTTCCTGGATTATCAGATGCTCCTGTTTCTCCATCCCAAGGCGAATTACCAACTTCCTTATCATTACCAGGATTTCCTTTACCAGGACCTTCAGGATCCTCTGGATCCTCTGGATCCTCTGGATCTTCAGGATCTTCGGGATCCTCAGGGTCTTCGGGATCCTCAGGGTCTTCAGGATCTTCGGGATCCTCAGGGTCTTCAGGGTCTTCGGGATCCTCAGGGTCTTCAGGGTCTTCAGGGTCTTCGGGATCCTCTGGATCTTCAGGATCCTCAGGGTCTTCGGGATCAACAGGAGGATCAACAGGAGGATCAACAGGTGGGTCTACTGGAGGATCAACAGGAGGATCAACAGGAGGATCAACAGGTGGGTCTACTGGAGGATCAACAGGAGGATCAACAGGTGGGTCTACTGGAGGATCAACAGGTGGGTCTACTGGAGGATCAACAGGAGGATCAACAGGTGGGTCTACTGGAGGATCAACAGGAGGATCTACAGGAGGATCTACAGGAGGATCAACAGGAGGATCTACAATTTCTTCTTCATCAACAGGATTATCAGTACTGTTGAAACTGTTGTTAGTAATATTGTTAGTGTTAGGTAAAGAATCCAGAGAAGCATTATTGATTGCTGATAATGGAATTGAATTTGATACTCTAGTTCTAGCAGTATCATTATCACCAAGAACAGGAACATCACCCGAACCACCAAAGACCTCATTAAAATTTGCATCTTCTAATTGAGGATTTGTGACCTGAACCTGGCCAACATTAATTGGTTCAACTTCTTCTATCGGAGTTTCAGCAAGAACATCAGGAACTTGCGTATATCCTTCTGGATTTCTGAGTGCTGCACTAGGATCGTGTGGAGTTGAATCCTGTGACTGTTGATTTGTTCGTTGAGTTTCCTCAAGTTGCAGTTGTTCTTCCATAATAATTTGACTCTGATATGATAAAGATATTTAGTTATTATATGACTTTTTAGACTGTGATGGTGGTTTGTAATTCTTTGCAGGTCTATAGAGATTAGGCCAGGTATCTCTGAGGATCTCTGCGATTTTATGAGGCGTTGTGGAGGATATCATAGGTCTTGTGATATAGAAATAATAAACATAAAAATACCGAATGCTATGAATGCTGCGAGTAATGTGAGCATTTGAGATTTTCTACGAGTGTTTGGAGTTCTTGTAGGGAAGCGTCGTTTTTGAGTGTGTTGGCTCTATTGCTTATGACCCACACATTACCTTTTATGTATCCTTTTTCTGGAATGATTTTATCTAATGAAGGACTATTTGGATGATAACCTTTTTTAGGTTGTATCTCAATAGGAATACCAAGTAAAGGGCAAGTTTCGGGAATGACTATATCAATAAGTTCCAGATTGAATGGAATATTATTTTGCTTTGCTCTACTTTTTGCTCTGGTCAAAATTCTATATTCAACTGATTTTGATACTGCGTTGGGGTCAAATCTTTCACGATTTTTGGCGTTTACTATTTCTTTACGAATACATCCACAAGATTGAGTTCTACCATTTAACAATCCCTCTCTTCTTGTTGAAGTTGTATTTCCACCGCAAGAACAAGAGCACTCGCATAGAATATATTTTTTATTACTATATTCTCTTAAAACAGTCAGTCTCCCAAAAGTTTTTCCAACTAATCCTCCGCAAGGAATTGATTTTTTATTTAATCCCATATTCATTTAACACTCTATTATTATTTATATAATATCATAGTTGGGGTCATAAGTCAATAAAAAGACCCCGAAGGGTCTTTGCGTTTCCGCAGGGTATTATATTTTTATCACAAGGCGTTCCCACGAGGGAGAACTTCATCTGGAAAGACAAATCGTTCCCCAGGTTGATCAACTGGAGCCATCCATGCCCTTAATCCCTCATTAAGAAGTATATTTTTTGTGTAAAATGTCTCAAATTCTGGATCTTCTGCTGCTCTAATTTCCTGAGATACAAAGTCGTAAGCACGGAGGTTAAGAGCAAGACCGATGATGCCGATAGAAGAAGTCCAGAGACCCATAACTGGAACGAAAAGCATAAAAAAGTGCAACCAACGCTTGTTACTAAAGGCAATACCGAAAATCTGAGACCAGAATCTGTTAGCAGTAACCATTGAATAGGTCTCTTCCTCTTGTGTTGGTTCAAATGCCTTGAATGTGTTTGCTTGTTCACTGTCTTCAAATAGAGTGTTTTCTACAGTTGCTCCGTGAATGGCACAGAGCAGTGCTCCACCCAGTATACCAGCAACTCCCATCATATGGAAGGGGTTGAGGGTCCAGTTGTGGAAACCCTGAAGGAACAGAAGGAACCTGAAGATTGCTGCCACTCCAAAAGAGGGAGCAAAGAACCAACTGGATTGACCCAGTGGATACATCAGGAATACAGAAACGAATACTGCAATAGGACCAGAGAATGCGATTGCGTTGTAGGGTCTAATCCCTACTAAACGAGCAATCTCAAACTGACGAAGCATAAAACCGATTAGAGCGAAAGCCCCGTGGAGCGCCACAAAAGGCCAGAGTCCCCCAAGTTGGCACCACCTGACGAAATCCCCTTGAGCCTCAGGACCCCAGAGAAGCATAAGAGAATGACCCATAGAATCTGCTGGAGTAGAAACTGCCACAGTAAGAAAGTTTGCACCCTCCAGATAGGAACTTGCCAACCCGTGAGTGTACCAACTCGTAACGAAAGTTGTCCCAGTAAGCCAACCACCAAGAGCAAGATAAGCAGTGGGAAAAAGAAGAAGTCCAGACCAGCCAACAAAAACGAAACGATCTCTCTTAAGCCAGTCGTCCAAGACATCAAACCACCCCCTTTGTTGAATAGGTTTTGAAAGTGTAGATGAAACCATAGCCTCCTCATTGATTTATCATATTTATGTTAACAGTTCTTAACAAAGAAGTCAATGAGTATTAGTGCTTATGCTTTTGTAGGTATCTAACTGCGTTGCTTAATGTATCTAAGTTGTCTCCAACCAATCCTAGCATTCTGTTGCAGTTGCTACAAAGCAATCCACGAACCTTTCCTGTCTTATGGTCGTGGTCCACATAAAGGTTATTACTATCCTTTCTACCATTTGTATTTGGATTAAAACAAATAACACAAACTTCATTTTGTTCTTGTAGAAGGTTTTTATATTGCTCTAATCCAAAATCTTCACCATAAGTATATTTCAACATATAGTCTTTCTTATCGTCATAAGAAGGTCTCTTATCTTTATAGTCTTTACTATAACACTCTTTACACCTCTTATGACCTTTATAATATTCTGAAATAAGTTTTTCTACACCACACTTGTTGCAGACGATATGAGTTTTACTCGCCCAGTTTTCTGCATAAGTTTTTTCTTCACATCTTATACACCTTCTACGACCTTCTCTAAAATCAGAGACAGAAAGTTCTTTGTTGCAACTTCTACAAATCTTCGTGGTTCTCATTATGGTATTTAAACTTTTAACTATTTATAAAATATTAAACTCCATTATAACACAAAAAAAGAGACCCGTAAAGGGTCTCTAATTTTATCAACCGATTGAAGGAGCAGTGAGAGCAACTGGTGTTGCTTCTGCTGCTGCAAGGTCAAGTGGGAAGTTGTGCTTACAGTTTGGACTATATCTTCACCATACTCTTTATGAGGTTAGGTGTCGGACGCTATTGGTGTATTACATCTCACGCTTGAGAAACCACCTAGTCTCTGAACCTTCCAATCAAGTTCGTGATTGGCTTGGCTGCTGATTGCCCGTTAGGGTTTCCAGCAATTCATCCGAAGTTTATCTTACCTTTTCAGATAAGAGCGCCCACAAATCGAGCGTTGCGTTCATGCATGACTTCCATTCCAAGTCCTGCACGATTTAGGACATCTGCCCAAGTGTTAATAACTTTACCTTGACTATCAACGATAGACTGGTTGAAGTTGAAACCGTTGCACTGAACCCATAAGTTTACCATTCTTATGGAGTGGACTATATCTTCATCCATTTAGGATGTTGGGCGCTATTGGTGTATTACATCTCACGCTTGAGAAACCACCTAGTCTCTGAACCTTTCCAAGAAGCGTCTTGGACTTGGCTGCTGATTACCC